ATCCACATGTCGTTTCAATTTCCTGACATTGGTAACCACCAAGTCTTACAAGTCCCCGCCCAGCCCTTGCCTGAAAACCATGGCAAGCGGCAGTCAGACCATCAATCCCAAGGCTTCAACTTTGAATTTGACGTCGAGAACCCCCCTACTCACCTGGTCCCTACTATCCCGGTTGAACCCTACACCTTGTATATCCTGTGTGGACCGACTGGGTGCGGAAAGTCTACTTTTGCAAGGGACCTTATCAGCCTCTACGAGGAAGTGTCTGATGAATGCATAGGGGATGCTTACATCAGCTCAGATCAGTGCCGAGAAGAGATCCTGAACTCGTCTTCGACCCTGGGGGCGGTTTCGCATTTTGAGCAGAAAAGCATTGTCCACTCCCCCGCCTACCTTGCAGTAAGCAAGCAGGCTTTCGAGCTGTTGTTTACCAAACTCAAGGTAGTCACCGCTTTCCCGGTGTCAGCAGGGGTGGTGATTGTAGACACTACAGGGATGGATGAGAAGTTCCGCCAAGACGTGGCTGCAGTTGGGCGTGCTTCTGGCTATAAGGTAACTTTGGTTACTTTTGAGTACAAGACTCGAGCAGAGTATCAATACGGTGTTGAGCCTGAAATGCTCGAAGCTACCGAGGCTTCTGTTCGCCGGTTTAATCAGAAGATCCTTCCGACAATTCGTCAGCGGGACTTTGATGCTCGAATCCGAGTCAAGAGCAAGGCCGGGTTTGGCTGGGCCTCTAAGTCCAGAGATAGTATCTACGACCTTTGGGATGACTGGGTTGAGGCTACTCAATCTAAGGTCCCTGAGGCCAAGGGCCTTGACCCGATGGGTACCTTCCTGTCCTGCAACTACCCCTCTCATGAGGACGCTACTTTTGCGGTGATTGGAGACTCTCATGAATGCGTAGAAGAGCTAGAGAGTTTGATTGCTCAGATCCAAGACAAGCACCCCTCTGCCCAAATCATCCACGTAGGTGACTACTTGGATAAGGGTGGAGATACTGAGAAGATGGTTAACTTCATGCATGCCCGGCATGTATGTGGGGACTGGATTGTTCAGGCCAACCATGAAGCTTTTCTGGCAAGGCGGCTGCTGGGTGAAATCGATCCCAACCCTGAAGCAGAAGCTGAGCACTTCAAGGCCTTGGAAGTACTTCAAGCAGACTCGGCCTTGGCTGCCAAGTTCTTGGAGCTGTGGGGAGCATCTAAGCCCTTCCTGGTACTGACAGACTATATTAACTACGGTCACCTCCCGGTCTACGTCACCCATGCACCTTGCTCGACCAAGGATCTGGGTAAGGTCTCTCACGATGCCTTGCGCAATCAGCGTAACTATCGGGTCCGTAACCGGGGCCGAGACGCTGACAGTCCTATGTCTAAGGAACTGGATTGGTTCTATAAGGAGGCAGAGTCGATTCACCCGCTTCACATTTTCGGGCATATCACCCACAAGGTTACTGCTCGCTTTGGCCAGAAGTTCAAGAATAAGGTTTTCTTGGACTCCGGGGCAGTCTACGGGGGGGGCCTGACGGCAGTCATTGTACAGGGCGGCAGAGTCCAAGAGTTCCTGACCGTACCTAGCCGAGACCGTATTGGCGCAGGTATGGACGGGATTGCTGAAAACCTTGGACTTGGGGTTAAGGAAGTTCGACCCTTCCGTATCTATGACTATGACCTGGAACCTAAAGATTTGCGTCTTTTGGACCAAGTCATGTCTAAGAGCGTCAAGTTCATCTCCGGTACCATGTCCCCCAGTGCCAGTATCAACCCCTCGGAAGGGTTTCCGCTGGGAAAGATCGAGCCTCTGAAAACGGCGTTTGATCTCTACCAAAAGGCTGGCGTGGTGCAGGTTATTGTAGAGCCTAAGTACATGGGTTCTCGGTGCCAGCTCTATCTGTTTCATTCTGAGCCGGAAAAGGTCTTTGCGGTTTCCCGAGGGGGTTGGGTTATTCGCGGAATTGAAGGGTTGACGCAGGAAGAGTACCAAGCCCTCCTCCTTGCTCAAGCAGAGAAGTACAGGTACTTGACTCAGGCCTACGGCAACGTGATTCTGGACGGAGAGCTTCTGCCTTGGCACGCCCTTGGGAAAGGCTTGATTGAAGGGTCTTTCCTACCCTATCAAGAGCTGGTCAAGGCTGAGCTAGGCTCCCTGGCTCAAGACCTAGGACTGCAGCAGCTCAGTGCGTTCCGGGAAAGCCTCGGTATTGCTGGGAAGCAAGACCACCTGAAAGAGTTTGAGAAAGTCCTGGCTAGGTACTCTGGAAATACTCCCCCGGAATACAAGGCTTTTACTATGCTCAGTAACTCTGCAGAGCCCCCTGTTAGTTTGAATGAGTATCAAGCTTGGCAGCTCTTGAACCCCGACATGTGCAGAATAGTGACGTTGGCCGATTACGACCTTGAAGTCGAGGAAGCCTTCTTCAATATTCTGACTGAAGATGAGGGGCTAGAAGGCGTGGTTGTTAAGCCGATCCTGCCTGCTGACGCGACTGAGAAAGCTGTGCCTCCATACATCAAAGTACGGTCGGAGCAGTATCTTCGTTTGGTTTACGGGTATGATTATTTGGATCCTGCAAAGTACACTAAGCTTGTCCGACAAAAGTCGGTGAACGGAAAGGTGCGGATCAGCAAGGAGGAGTACGCTCTGGGGAAAGCAATGTTGACCTCAGAAGGGGATGCTAAGAAAGAGCTGATTGTGAAAATGATCGGCCAAATGAAGCAGGAGCAGGGGCTGGACCCTCGGCTCTGATTCTAACTAAAAGTGAAGGTGGCTCGAAACGGAGCCACCTTTTCTTTGTAACCACGGGAGATTTTGATGAGGCTTTTAATTGATGATGTCCGACAATTGCCAGCTGATTGTGTAGCCAGGACACCTGAAGCGGGTCGAGAGGCTTTGAGAAAAGGGGGGTGGTCTGTCTTGCTGTTAGACCACGACTTGGGTGAAGATTACGGCCCATTTGCAGAGGATTACTGGGAAGACGGCATGGCTTATGCTGAGAATGGGTACGGCATTCTTCAGTGGGGGCTGGACCGAAATCTCATCCCAGACACAGTCGAGCTGGTTTCTTCAAACCCGTCAGGCCGGCACAATATCACCAGAGCTTTGGTGGCTGAAGGTTGGGTTCAAAAGAACTTGAACGTGCTGATCAGATGCCCTGGCCCTGAGACTAATTCTCAAAAAGCTCGGCGGGAATACTTTGAAGGGGTTAAGTCGGGGAAATTCCAAGATCGGTTCGTGTTTCCAGACCCTGAAGAAGACCTGGAAGACCTGGAAGACTTAGAAACTTAAGAAAGTTGAACATGCAAAACTATGTTATCACAGAGGCTTTGAAAGCCAAGATTGAGGCTTTGTTGGTGGAATCCAACACTAAACCCCACTATCGCTTGGGTAAAGATGGGGTGATGGCTACCGACTTGGTGTCAGTGGTCTGCACTAAAGAAGACTTGGTGGAAATCCGAAATGCGCTAAAAACTCTAGTAGGTCGAGAAGAACTGGTGTTTCCGCCTATTGTCCCACCATTTTCACCAAGTAGACGCTACACCGACAACCCCGTCGGGAACCTAGTTCAGGACGTTCCTGAGCCAGGACTAGAAGCCAGTTGAGCCTACCCGACCTCAATTTCTCAAAGAAAGCTGGTATAAGAAAAGTACAATAAAGACTCAGGTCTTTGTTGCAAGCCAGATTGAAATCCTAGATTTCACTGGCTTTTTTTAGCCTAGGAGTTGTAAATTAGTCAGACCTATTTTTTCTAGGTTTAGACTAAAATTACAGTCCACCAGAGACTACCCCCAGTTCAATCTTGACTGGAAGGGGAGTTTTTGGTACAATCCCAATCTTCATTTAGTTTATAACCTATTAGGAATTTCACAGCAATGTCATCAAAGTATCATTACCAAGGCATCGAAATTGACCGTAAGAATCCAGAATACGTCGATGATTTTTCAAAGACCCTGTTAGAAGGGCATTACGTAAGAGAGGATGAGACTATCCCTCAAGCCTTGGCCCGACCTGCAACCACTTTTTGCTACGGGGACTATGAGCTTGCTCAACGCATTTACGACTATGCCTACAAGGGTTGGTTCATGTACGCAAGCCCCGTACTGAGTAATGCAGTCAAGGGGAAGTGGATTCCTGATAAGGAAAAGACTGGAAGCTACTACTGGTATAAGCACACTTTCATTCCTGAAGAAAAGGGTAACGGCATGCCTATCAGTTGCTTTGCCTTTGATGTGCCAGACACTGCAAAGGGCCAGGTAGAGACTATTCAAGAGTTGGCTACCTTGTCTATGGCAGGTGGTGGCGTCGGTGCCCATAATAGCGTTCGAGGTACTTCTAAGAAGGCTCCCGGACCTATTCCGTACATGAAGATGATGGACTCTGCTATTGGGTATTTCAAGCAGTCCGGAAGCAGACGCGGAGCCCTGGCGTACTATATGGGCGTGGACCATCCTGATATCCTGGAGCATATTCGGTTTAGAGTTCCAGGCGGGGATGCAAAGAGACGCTCTGATAACCGCCAGCAGTTTCACTGTGCGATCAACCTTACCGATGAGTTCATCAAGGCGGTAGAGGACAACACGACCTACGACCTCAAATGTCCTCACACCGGTAAAGTATATGACACGTTGAGCGCTAGATCGGTCTGGGAAGATATCCTAGAGACGCGGGCATTGACCGGAGAGCCCTACTTACTAAAGGTAGACTTAGCAAATAGAAAGATGCCTGAAGCTCAGCGAAAGCTGGGTTTGAAGATTCGAGGGTCAAATCTTTGTGTAGCCCCAGAGACTTTGATTCTGACAGATGAAGGCCATATCCCTATTCAGGACCTAGAAGGCCAAACGGTTAACGTATGGAACGGTTCTGAGTTCAGCAAAGTAGAGATTTTTCAAACTTCAGAAGGGTCTGAGCTGGTAAAGGTTGTTACAGATTCAGGTCAAGAGCTGGAATGTACCCCATACCATAAATTCTACGTAGTCACAAACTACACAGGTGGCGTAAGAATGGCCAGGGCTCATGAACTAAAGCCAGGGGATAGGCTTATAAAGCCGAATAGTCTCCCGATCATCAATGGGGACCAAGAATTACCATTGGCGTATCAGAATGGTTTTTACTCAGGAGATGGGTGCACGGTGATGAGGGGGGCTGCCTTCTTAGGTCATAGAGTTTATCTATATGGAGAGAAGCGCAAACTGAAAGACCAGTTTATCCCCTATTCACGTCAGTGGGTAGTGCAAGAATCTACTGACCGGGAGTATGGGTACATAGACGGACTGCGCTCTAAGTACTTCGTCCCAGACTCTACCTTTTCTGTCAAGTCTAGGCTGGATTGGTTAGAAGGGATTGTAGATTCAGATGGCACCTCTCTTCAAACTGATGAGAAGTCTCAGACATTACAGATAGCATCTACAGAGGTGGGCTTTCTGGAGAAGATCCAACTGATGCTTCAAACTCTTGGAGTGTCTTCTAAGGTCCGCGTCATGCATGAAGCAAGGTCAGCCTCACTCCCCCTGAATAACGGCACAGGAGAATACGGACTTTTCGACTGTAAGAAAGTGCAAAGACTCCTGGTTTCCGGGAATGGTATTGTTACCCTTAAGAGCCTAGGGTTTTCCCCAAAGCGGGTTAAATTGCTAGACTCTATCCCTAATAGGGAAGCAGAAAGATTCGTCCAAGTTAAGAGCGTGGAATACACAGGCAGAATTGATAAAACCTATTGCTTTACAGAACCTAAGAGAGGTATGGGGGTTTTCAATGGAGTACTAACTGGGCAGTGCTCAGAAATATTACTGCCTACCGATGAATTCCGAACCTTTGTGTGCTGCCTGTCCTCTCTTAATCTGGAGAAGTTCGAAGAGTGGAAGTCAACCTCTATCGTTCAGGATTTGATCAGATTTCTTGACAACGTACTGCAGTACTTTATCAGCAACGCCCCTGACACGCTGAGTAAATCCAAGTTCTCTGCAGAGAGGGAACGGGCACTGGGCTTGGGGACTTTCGGATGGCATGCCTTACTGCAAAGCAAAGGGGTTGCCTTTGAGAGTGGGGGGTTTAACTCTGCAACGCAACTTACTCACCAAGTCTACGGGCTAATCAAGAGCCGAGCCTTGGAGGAAAGTAAGAAGCTTGCCGAGGAAAGAGGAGAGGCTCCTGACATGATCGGTACTGGGCTGAGAAACTCTAGGCTACTGGCTCTGGCTCCTAATTCTAATAGCGCAGACTTGGCAGGTACTTCTCCCAGTATCGAGCCGTGGTATCGCAACATCTTCTTGAAGGAAACTCGGGCAGGAAACTTTGTTATCAAGAATCGACACTTAGAAGCCCTGCTGGAAAGTAAGGGTCTAAACACTCGAGCAGTCTGGAATGATATCTTGGCTCATGATGGGTCGGTACAGCACCTAGACTTCCTCAGTGACCACGAGAAGAACGTCTTCAAGTGTGCCACTGAGCTTGACCAGCATTGGCTTGTAGAGTTAGCAGATCAACGTGGGGGTTACATTTGCCAAGCCCAATCTCTCAATCTATTCTTTACTGCAGGTATGTCTAAGGAATATGTGAATAGTGTTCACTTGAAGTACCTCAAGTCTGAGAACATCCTTACTCTGTATTACTTTAGAATGGAGCGAGAAACCAAGGTGGATACTGCCAAGGATATCGAGCGAAAGGCTTTGGTGGACTGGAAGGGGGAAGACTGCGTTGCCTGCCAGGGCTAAAGACCCTATTTCTCATAAATCGAACCCAGGACCCCCCACTGGGTTTTTAAACTGGATCAAATCAATGTCAAATCTAACTCAAAAATCAGAAATCTACACCCCCACTTACTCTACTCTCAAGGACGTCATGGATCGGCATGAGCGCAGCCACTGGATCCCGGATGAGGCTGATCTCCGCCAGGACTCTGAGCAATGGAAGAACGGTACCATCAAGGACGAAGAGAAGGCTTACATTAAAAACGTCCTGAGGCTCTTTACTCAAAGCGACACGGACGTTGCTGCTGCATATGTAGAGAAGCTCTTGCCTATCTTTAAGAACCCAGACGCCAGAATGATGCTCATGTCCTTTGCTGCACGAGAGTCAATTCATGTGCATGGATACAGAAAGCTTAATGAAACCTTAGGCTTTGACACTCAAGCCTTCATGGAAGAGTTCTTGACCTACTCCGAAATGAAGAGCAAACATGACTTCATGGTTGAAGAGACTGACCTCTCCTCTTCTAGCGGAGTCGCTACGTACCTTGCAAAGCAGGTACTTATGGAGGGGGTAAATCTCTTCGGCTCCTTCGCAATGCTGCTCTCCCTGAGTCAGCGGGGGGTTTGCCCGGGAACTATCTCCATCAATCTTTGGAGCGTCGCGGATGAAACCCTTCATGTGGAAGGCTTATCTGAGCTGTTCAAGATCTACTTGCAGGAAAACCCGACGATCATTAATAACCATTTCAAAGCTCAGATCTATGAGACGGCAAGGTCTGTCGTCAAGCTTGAGGACGAGTTTATAGACTTAGTGTATTCTACCGGCTCAAACCCTTCCCTGACGGCAGAAGACACCAAGCTTTATGTGAGGTACGTCTGTGATTACCGTATGCAGCAGCTTGGATTGAAGCCTCAGTTCGGAGTAAAGACGAACCCTCTGCCTTGGATTGACCTGGTCTTGTCAAACACCTTTGGTAACTTCTTTGAAACTACGGTGGTTCAATACTCTAAAAACGCTCTCTCAGGAGAATGGGTCTATTAATTCCTAAACCTGTGTATTCCTTGGTATAAGAATAGTACAGAGCCCATTTCGGGCTCTTCTCATTTAAACAGATCGGACTGCCATATCTAACGTGTACTAATGTACACTGGCTAGATTTCCTACCCGGATTACCAAACCAGCAAGCTAATCTGGTAATCGACAGTAGGCGTTACTTTCCCCTTGGCCAGGGGTAGATTTGTTTAATTAAGAACGTAGGGCTGCCCAGGCAGGATACCTATTAAGGTTTTCACTGGCATTGACATCTCGATCATGATGGCTTCCACAAGAAGGGCAAACCCACCTCTTGTCACCCCTACCTAAGGTAGTGTTCTTGATTCCACAAGAACTACAAATCTTAGAAGATGGAAACCATCTGTCTGCAACAACAAGGTTGGTACCAAAGAGCTTTGCTTTGTAAGTTAGCTGCCTTCTGATTTCAAAAAATCCTACGTCAGAAATAGCTCTGGACATCCCAGAGCAAGCACTTTGGTGCATAGACTTAACATTAAGATCCTCAATCACGACCGTTTGGTTTTCACGGCAGAGTTTAGTAGTGACTTTATGAGTGAAGTCGCTACGGATATCGGTGATCTTTTTGTAAGTCTTTGCCAATTTTAGTCTTGCTTTTTCTCTGTTCTTTCCATCCTTTTGTTTTCTAGAAAAAGATCTACTTTGTCTCTTAATCCGGCTTAGATATCTTTTTAAAGGTCTAGGAGAATCTATCTTGATCCCTCCCGATAGGGTAAGTGCAGTGGTGACACCTAGGTCTACCCCTACCGATTCTTGCTTTAGGTCTTGCGTTCGCTCAGCATTTTCTACTATCATTGAGATAGAGATAGACCAGCAGTCTGCTTGACGAGAGACTGTAGCTGACATAATCTTCCCAACAAATCGAAGCTCTTCTGCCAGTTTAACAACCCCTACTTTAGGTAACTTGATGAACTTACCAGAGACTGAAAACTTATCATTGGCAACATAGAAAGAGTCTTTACTTCTACCCTTACATTTGAAAGTAGGTCTTTCTACTTTTGGCAAAGAGGGGTCCCTTAGACTTCTAAAGTAGTTAGTCCAAGCTGTTTGTAAATTCTTAAAGGGCTGAGAATGACAATCCCTATGCACTTCCGTCATATAGGGGAACTCTGCCTTGTAAGTAGAGTTAAAAGCTTTCTTCAAGGCCCCACAGGAAACCCTACCCTCAGCTTCATAGGTAGAATTCCAAGCAGCCAAAGCTACATTATAAGTCTTGCGAGCTACTCCGGCCGCCTGACGAAAGTACACCTCCTGCTCAAGAGTTGGCAGGAGTTTGATCTTGTGTGCTAGGCTGGCTGATGGCATTTTGAAGTGCTTTTCGGTAATTACGTAGGCCGTAAAGTCTTGAAGAGAAGCAGTGAACAATAGTCATTAAGTCCTGAACCATCTCTTCTTCTGGGGAATGAGAGGTTTGATTCAAAACCTTAATTTCACACTTATGCTGCTTACAAAAGTCCTCAAAGAATTCAAAGCCAAATCTAACCAATCTGTCTTTATGAGCTAGAATTATACAGGAAATCTCACCCAGTTCAACTCTTGAGATAAGTTCTTGGAACTTCTTTCTTCGAAAATTAAGCCCCCCACCTACTTCTGTAACCATCTCAATTTCAGCTAACCCAATGGATGCTGCAAACTCTTGCACAATCTTAACTTGATTTGCCAAGTCTGGCTTCTGATTTTGGGAAGAAACTCTACAGTAAGCGACTGGAACTTGAGGCTTATCTTGAGGAATCCTAAGCTTGATTTCAAGCTGCTCCAAAGTGTACATACGACGGTTAGTGTCTGTACGAATAATAGGCACAAAGCTGCCTTCTCTATCCCACCTCTGGAGAGTCTTCACACAAACTCCTAAAAAGTCCGCAGCCTTTCCCACTGGTAAATATGTACGTGATGAACTCATATACGTATTATAACTCATAAATGATCCACTCTGTTAAATCTCCGAACGTGATTCGGGTGATTCTTGAAAACTTGATGATTCGAGGCTACAGTGCTGAAAACGTAGCTTTTGGCATGGGAGGCGGCCTGCTTCAGAAAGTAGACCGGGACAGCTTTGGGTTCGCAATGAAGTGCTCTTTTGCTACCGTAAACGGCGTAGAAATTGATGTCTTCAAAGAAGCGCCTGGGAAGTTTTCCAAGAAAGGCAGGCTGGAACTGGTTCGCCGAGACGGCAATATCCTTACAGTTCGCCGGGAAGAAGTCCTGGAGTCGGACACATTGATGATGATTGATATGTTTGACACAGACTCGTTCTGGACCGAGTCTGTGGACGAAGTTCGGAAGACGACTGGGACCTGGTAAGTAGACTGCCCGGCATCTTCCTGCTACAATCCTATTCATGGCTTACAAACGTTTAGCAAGAATAGGAGACACTTGTGCAGGAAGGTGCTGGGCACCCTCTCATTCAGGGGCAACTGTTAACTGGACTGGAGTAATCACTACAGGTACCGGAGGTTTCTTTATTGGCAGTATCCAAGCTGCCAGAGTAGGAGACACTGGAACTACCAGTTGTGGACACACTTTTTATATCTCTGCAGGATCCCCTATCCTTACCGGACCCGGGGGTGTTATTATTGCCAGGGAAGATGATCCCATAATTGTCCATCAAGGTGGAGACGGGGTCATTACTTCTGGGTCAGATACCTGTAGTTCTTTTTAGGAATTTAAATGCAAACAACCTCAATAGGTATTGACCCTGGCTGGGTCAATCTAGGTTTTGCCGTGGTGACAAAAGATGAAGGTTTTAAGGTAAAAGTTTTATCTTCCAAGACGTTAAACCCTTCAAAGTCTAAGTCTTTAGAAGAGTTTACTGGAAACATTCCACACTTGGTGTTGGCTTGTCTGCCTAATCCGGTCCACGACTTCAAGGTTTCCCACTTGGTAGTTGAGCGGTATGTCCCCTATGCAAACGTGTTCACAGCAGAGACCGAGAATATTTCAACTCTGATAGGGATGTTAAGAATGCAAATGTACTTGACAGGAGTTGCTTGTCAGGATAAAATAGCAACTCAGCTGTTCAGAGCCATTGAATGGAAAGTCCAACTAGTACAGTTGCTAAGTAAATATGCCCAATTTCAAAACCCCTCTTCTAGTCTGGACAAAGGCTTCAGCTTGGCTGCAGCAAAGTTCATCTCTGTTAATCCAGAAGTTATCCAAACCGACCATGAAGCGGACGCCATTTGTTTGGCGGCTTTCCCTCTTCTTGTGCAAGAAGCTAAAACCCGACTCGGAATTCCTCCCAATGCTTAAAGGTTTCAACATCCAACGGGACCTTTTAGTCCTACCTCAGACTCTAAAGACCGAGTCTTTACCCTTGCCGGTACGAGCTGCCCTAGCTACATTGGAGCAAGCCAATCGAGTCATTCGGGTTAGCTTTACCAAGAGCGTCTCGGTGATTAAGGGCTGACCGAAAAAGCGGCTAAAAAGTCGTCAGCGCAAATTTCAATATTTCGCATTTTTCTGGTATAAGAATAGTGTCAAAGAGCTAGTCTTATCTAAGCTTTTCCAAATACGTTAAGGATTTCATCATGTCAGTTTCACGTTTCGCCAAGAACATTCGCATTGTTAAAAACGAGCAAGGTCTGAGCAATCGCCAACTTGCTTCGATGATTGAAGTCCACCACAAGACGGTGGGTCGGATCCTTGCCAATACTTCTCCGACTTCTTCGTTCAAGCCGATGTCGGCTACGGTCGAAAAGATTGCAGCAGCGTTGAGTATCGATGTAGATACTCTGATGAAGCATAAGATCACAACCCTGGCTTGAAGCTTGGGCCGTTAGCTCAGTTGGTCAGAGCAGTGGACTCATAATCCATTGGTCGCTGGTTCGAGCCCAGCACGGCCTACCACAAATTCAACCTTACCTTAGCTCAGCTGGATAGAGCACCAGCCTTCTAAGCTGCAGGTCACTGGTTCGAATCCAGTAGGTAAGACCAATACGCGCGAGTGGTGGAATTGGTAGTCACTCAGGACTTAAAATCCTGCGCCTCACGGCATACGAGTTCGAGTCTCGTCTCGCGTACCACGTTTGTTCCTTCAACTTTCACAGGATGCATCATGTCAATTCACGCAGTTGTCGAATATCCAGAAGAAGGTTTTGCAATCCTAGAAGACGAAGCTGGGAAATTCCTAGCTTTCTCTGAGTCAGACGAAATTACCTCCTTGACCTACACCGAGCCCCCTAGCGTGGCTTGGCTTGGGCCGGTTGGGGATTGGAAAAAAATCCTAGCAGGATCAAAGCAAACCCCTAAGTTTGCCTAGGTTCCGCTAGGTGGGCATGAGAGGTTTCGGTTCCTTTCCCTCTCATGCTTGCGACGCAGTACTTCCGAAGTTAGAGCGTAGTTACTATGCCCTTAAGAACTCCGGGCTACGCCCGGGACCAACTGGATTTCTGACTCCGCCTGGCTGCCGGTTTATAGGTTTATAAGTTATATATAACCTGCAGTCCTGCGCCTAGAATCCAGCGAGTGCGTTTAAAAGAACCGACCCGAATCAAAGCTAATCGTACATTTGACATGAGGTGTAGATACTACGCTCTTTATCTTGTCGAGCTTTCTTAAAAAGAAACCTCGAGACCGACGAGGAATCGTCCAGGATTAGCACTTTTTTCCAACGTTGAGTATTAGCGGCTGAGGCTGTCTCTGTGAAACCCTTGACGTTTCATAGAAGGCAGACTCTTCTATGCCAAGGAGCGTAGCTACTACGTTCCTATAATTGGGCAGTCTGTGACTGCCTGGGGGATCCCGGCGGCCGACGGACTGCGGATCCTGGAGCCTATAGATAACTGCAGTCCCGAGATCTCTGAACCAAGTCAACGTCCCAAAGAAGCCTAGTAGATACAAAACACTAGGCTTCTTTTTTAACCCACCCACCTACCCCTGCCCCCCTCAAACCGAAAGTTCTTCATGCAAAACCCAAATATGTACGTCCTCTACCATGCCAACTGCCTCGATGGCTTAGGTGCCAAGTACTCAGCTTGGAAAAAGTTTGGAGACCAGGCTAATTACCTGGCAGTAGCTTATAATCAACCCTTCCCAGAAATCCCAGAAGGTAGCGAAGTTTACATCCTAGACTTCAGTTACCCGAAGGAGCCTTTGCGAAACGAGCATGCTCGTGCAGCCAAGCTGTTGGTCATAGACCATCACAAGACTGCGGAGGAGAACCTCCAAGGGGAACCTTACCTGATTTTTGATAACACCAAGTCAGGGGCAGTTCTTTCTTGGGAATACTTTCACCCGGAGGTAGAAGTCCCGACTCTACTCAAACACATTCAAGATCGAGACCTTTGGACTTGGAAACTCCCAGGTACTCGAGATATCCTGAACTTCTTGCGACTTCACGGGGAATCCATGCAGGTACTTGAGAGTTTTGCAGGGGAGCTGGAAACGGCCCCTGGCCGGATAGAAGAATCTGGAGCAGCCATTTCAGATTACCAGGACCTTGAAATCAACCGAGCCACTGGCTATCCAAACATCAAGTTCCTATCTCACTGGGGAAATCATCTAGGCAATGTCGCGTTGGTCAACACGACACACCTTACTTCCGAGATCGGGAACGCCCTGTGTAAGTCTTGGCCAATAGACTTCGCAGTTGTCTATTCAATATCCTCTACCGGAGAAGCCGTGCTTTCCTTTAGATCAGTAGGCGACTTTGATGTTACCCCTTTCGCAAAAGAGTTAGGTGGAGGGGGCCACCGAAATTCCGCAGGTGCTAGGATTAGTATTCAAGCTTTATCCGAACTTTATCAACAGGACCTTTGAAAATGCAAAATCAACCTAAATCCAAAACCTTCCGGTTCTTCGTCGTCGAAGGTATTGATGGTAGCGGAAAAACCACCCTTGTCAAAGAGCTTGAAAAGGCACTGCCTGTCATCTTTGACACCAAGGTAATCTCCCTGCGACAGCCGGGAGGTACCGAAGTTGGAGAAAGGATTCGATCCATCCTAAAGGACCCTTCCTTGAAAATCTCTGAAGAGGTAAGGTTTCTCTTGACAGAAGCGAGTCGAAATGAAGGCCTGTCCTTTCTTCAAGCTTTGAAAGACTCTCCTAGGTCTGAACCTCTTATAGCCCTCTCTGACCGCCATGCGGACTCTGCCTGGGCTTACCAAACGGTTGCAGGGTTCAGGCCAAGTTTGATCCAAGAAGTACAAACTTTGTATCATGGAAAGCCAAAGCCGGACATCACCTTCTATATAGACATCCCCGTAGAAACGGCTGTAGCCCGCCTTAACGCCCCTGCACGAGGGTCTGAGCTAGACTCCTATGACCTACGGAGGGAAGACTTCTTCCAGGCTGTCAAAGATGCCTATGAGGAACGTATCTCTTACGCCCCGAACAACTATGTTCGACTAGACGGCAGACAGACGACGGACGATATGGTAAAAACAGTCATAGCTTGGGTCTTTAATAATAAAGACTGGCTGGGGTTGAATGTAAGGACGTAACTAAAAAAACCTAGTCTTCACTAGGTTTTTTTAGATTAAGGCAGGTATTTAACCGAGACTGTATTCCCGCCGGAAACTATGTTAATCCGAAAAGCTTGCATTCCAGTCAAGTTAGGCAGCCAAGCAGTAGGGTCAGAGCTGGAATTGATCCAAGTACTTACACTACCAAAAATACCCCCTGCCAAGTCCTTGCCGTCCATAGTCATAGAACCTACCCCGGTCACTAAGAAGTGATAGAAGCTATTGCAAGCGTACCAAACACCTGGTTGAATCGTTACAGGACTTAGTGCGTATAGGGTACCGTCTGGAAGAACTGTGACGTTACCTTGAATCGAGCCGTTTCCAGAAGAGTATTCAGGTACTTCGCAGGTCAAGAATCCTCTGTAGAAAGGCTTCAGCGTAGTGTCAGTATCTCCGATAAGGATTCGGTAATACACGTTTCCATCCGGGATGACAAAGGTCTCAACCGGGTTGAGGCTAAAAGAAACCAAGCCTGCCGTAGAGGTTGAGCTTACGTTCTTTGTTAGAAGCAGGGTTTGAGTGGTATCAAAGATGTTTAGACTAATGACTTTCCCCGTCAAATTCATAGGGAGGTCAGTGTCATCAACGATCTCAAAAGAGAGGACGCAAGTTTGTCCTTGCAGGATGGATGCGTTCTTATAGAGGGACAATGGTTACTCCAAGTTGATTTGTCCGAACTTCGTTTCAACCTGGAAGCCAAAAGGGCAAGTATGGTGGGCCAGGAAGTAAACCTGGGTGATTTTCCGGTTAGGGAGAATGACTGAGATTTCGCCTAGATCATTCAATCCCTTTGCTTTTGGCACGCTAGGATCCAAGTCTGACTGATTATACCATACTGCGCGGGAGGCGTACCCAAAACTATCAACTGCATAGGCATCCATAGACTCGAATCTGCAGTCTCGAATGTTATCTACTACGATACTGACTTGTATCTTTTCTTGATCAACTTTACGGATATGAAGCTCACTGTCAGTGACTACTGGGTACTGAGAAGCTAGGCTATACCAGATCATATAAAACCCTAAGCTTGCCAGGGTAATGATCGAAGCTCGAATACTTATATGCAACCCTTTAGTATGAGTGGACAACGCCCAGATACCCAGGGCTGCACAGAATGCACCCAGTAAAAGTAGAACGGTCACTTCTTCACCCCTATGCTGCTGATTCTATTGACAATAGTTTCCTTAATTGATGCCCAACGGTCACTGGTCCAGCCTATTCCGAAAGACACCATACCCATGACGGCATAAGGAGTAAATCCTAGACTGTCAGGTAAAGACTTCAATAGGAACCAAGTAAGTGCCCCGGTGAATACAAAGCTAAAGCTTACTCCTCGGAACAGGAACCAGCAAGAAGTCTTAAAGTCACTAGCGTCAGACTCAGAGAGAGCGACTAATGTTCCCAGTAAGCCTAAGCCTAAGATAACAGCGTATTCTCCTAGCACCGGGCCAAGGATAACAGTAGCGGCAGCGGCAAGGCCGGTACCTACGAGAGTGGAATGAGGTTCTGACATGATGCGATAACTCCTATTTTAAGAAGCTGTTGCAGTATCAAAATCGTCTTCTACCGGAACTGATAAAAATAATGCCTTCCTGGCCATGCACCGAATAGTTAATCCCCTGACAGGTCGACCTGCAGCAAGGTTCCATTTGAGAAACTCATTTGCAGCGCCTGGGTAATCCCCGCTATTAATCTTCCTGCGCAAGGTACTACTTCTAAGCTTACCTACCCCTAGGTTATAACAAAAGTCAAGTACTGCCGCAGCCTGAGCTTCATTTGCCAAGCCTGGACAAAACTCTAAAACCCCCGGCAGGTATGTCCGGATAATAGTAGCGTCTAAAAGTTTCTCCGCTTCAGGTTCAGGGATTGGGGCGTCCTTTAAAGTCACTCGTCTACCATCTAGGTAGTAAGTAGATCCGTATCCTATCGTAGGAACCCCGGCTGAGCAAAGATACGGCCTTTCTCTAAAGCCTTCAAATCTCTTGATTAAAGGCCTGGCTACCGAAAGGATCTTAGAAACAGATAAGTGGGTTAAAGGTAGTTGTTCCATAGAAAAGCCAGTCCTACTCTAAGTTTAGAACGTAGTTGCAGAAACCGCTACGGTCGGAGAATAGATGTTCAAATTATTGGTAACCACCCCGGTATAAGCCCCCCCGGTTGCCCGGTAGACATTAGTAACTTGGTTATGCTCAATGTCATTTTTAGATTGAGTAACATCTCCCGAGGGGTTATCAGTGATAGAATACACAAAAGAGTCTATTCTATTTCCTCGAATAATATTGCTTTGACTGGGCCAAGAATTGGATCTTCTGTACAGGTAAATTCCCCCAGATACTGCAGGGTTATTAGAAGTATCACTGAATCCTGCAATCCAGTTGTTAGTAACTTTAGAAGAAGATACCCCCTCTAGGCCGATACCCACCCCGGATCCTACCGAGGTCAAGTGGTTTCCATCGATAACCAGATTTACATTTTCAAAAATAGAAATGGGCCGATACCCCCCAGTGGACACGATTTGGTTTTGAGAGATTACAGAGTTGGACAAGGACCTTCCACCATTCGGATCTGCGTAGATTCCCATAGCTTTAACCTTGAAGTTGTTATTAGTAATGGTAACATATCGATTAGTATATGTCCCATTTGTAGTAGCGTAAAACCCTGATCCTAACGAAGTTTCGTTGATGGCAGTATTTCCTGAAAATACCCCCCCATTGGCACCGAAGAATACCGCATAGCATCCATTACCGCACTCTTTGGCAGTGTTACCGGTGCAAGTAAATCCTACGCAACCTTCAAAGTCAATACCTACGTCGGGGCAACCCTCAACGTAATTTCCAGTCACGCTGATATTGCTACCTAAGGACCCCCAGATTCCCCCGTAAGTAGGGTTCTTGACGATATTGGAAGATACGATTAAGGAATTGATCCCAATGGTAGATGATGCGGCAGAGTCCCCTCCCCACCATTGAATCCCGTGAAGAACCCCTTCTACATAGTTTCCTTGAATCAACCCGTACCCGCCGTACTCGACACTTATCCCTTGCCCCGTAGCGGTAGTAACCGTATTCTCAAGAATAGAGTATTTAGTACACGCGGAGTAAAAGCCTATAATTTTACCCCCGACATTGTGAATATTGATGCCTTGAATCCGATTACCAGTCTTACCTGCAGCAAAAATACCGTCACAAGTTACCGAGTTACCGTCGATTTCCCCTGGGCCTAGCAGCTTAGTGTTATCGTCTAATATGAGAATAGGGGAAGTCCCTGACAGCTTTTTTAGCTTACCGTAGAGGCGGATAACTTGAGAGGGGACTGCAGAAAGACCTGTGACTCCAAAGGTTCCTCCGATTGGGATAACAATTTCCGGTATACCCGAGGAGAGTGCGGCCTGAATGGCGGCATTGTCGTTTGTAGTGCCGTCCCCCTTTGCCCCGAACTGACGTACATTAACTGAGCCTTGGTGGACAAGCTTATACCTACCCCCATCTGCAGCTACGATAACTGTCCCCCCATTATCGGCGCTAGAAGTATCAGAAGCATCATACCTATAGATGGCCTGACCCTGATCCCCTGCAGCGTAGTACCCTAAGGTAACCACCTGAGACCTTCCGTTCTTATTCAAAGTTCTAAGCGTAGCCACAGAATCTACTACGGCGCCTTTCAGCAATGTAATAACCAGTTCTTGGGTGACTGCTTCTAGATTAGTCCCGGTTAGGTAATTGGGGGAGTCATTTACTCCTACCTGAGATGCCCCAGCACCTACTGAGGTCAAAGCTAAGGTGTTAGGAAATACAGAGTTTTTATAGGCGTTTGAGGACATATCGAGGCTGGCTTATATTAAAGAATCAGGGTACGGCTTACAGGGGAGTACTCTCTGTTGTCTGCATGAACTGAAATACTCTTTAGAGAGGAGGAGTCCCAATAGGTAGTTTTCCCAATCGCAGCCTCTACTCTGAGGAAAGGTGTAGCAGTAGCACCTGGAGGTACAAACCCTCCTACTCGGAGTAGCCTCCAACCACCACCCGGGTGGGTTATCGTAGTTGCAAAATACTGAGATCCATTGTGGTAGAACAGATACAGAGTAGCATCTCCCCTTGCAGAGGCGTAGCACCAAATAGATCCTTCTACAAAAGCTCCTTGTGATGCAGCCAATGCCCCTGTAATAGTGGCAGAGTCAGCTTGAGCAACTGCAGAAGTGCCTCCTATGAGCTTAAGGCCTCCTGCTGACCGGACAGGTGCAGTGGTCTGTGCAGTAGCACTTGCTCCAGTAGGAAGGTTAGTAGTCCAGTTAGTAATTCCTGCGTCAAAAGTCGAGTTGGTAATCAGCTCAGTTGGATCATGGCGTTCCTGAGGGAGGAGCACATTTTGTCCATTAGCATTAGCCCCGGAAAGGACTAAATACCCCCCGAAACCTACGCCCCCTCTGTGCCCAAACCCATCTGCAGAAACTACCCCTTGACAATTGTTGTCTAAAGATACTCCTGCATGTTGAACCGCTTGAGTAACATAGTCCCCTACCGCAATCGCAGATAAGGTAACTCCGTTAAACGAGGTAGTAGCAATTGTTACCGAGCCTGCAGACTCTGCCGTAATCTTGCCGTATCCACGAATTGTTTGGCCTGTTCCGTCATAGATAACTACCTTAGGGTAGTAGTTCATAGTGCCGGCTACCCAACCAGTAGCAGTCAGTACCCCAGAGGAGGACGCAGTAATAATCCTAGACTGCCGCTCATCATAAGTCTTTGTATTGACAGATATACCCGTAGAACCGGCAGCAAAGTAAATACCGTTACAGTAGCTGGCAGCTGCAGCCAAGTTTCCTGCAAGTCTATGGTTGTTATAGTATCTGCCTCCGGAAACGGTTACATTATGTGTGGGTTGATACGCTACCAATCCCGAAGTGTAGTTATTATAGGATTCACAGTTTGTGTATTCTATATCGTAGCAAGCTTCGCCTTCTCCTGGTAAACCACTCCCTGTACTATCTGATGCGATAGTAAATCCTCCATCATCATTACCGTGGCAAAGAACTCCGATATGCTTGATAGCATAAGAGCCTTGGTTGACGTTTAAGCCATCCCGCCCGTTGTCCCGGCACCCGCCTCCGAGGAAAGTAATGTGGTGAGACCTTAGCCTCAGCGCAACCCCAAATCCTACAAATCCATGAGTAGTGTCGGCGTAGTTAGCTCTAGTCTTCTGGAAGCCATAGCCGTTTCGATCATGCCAACATCCGATGAAATCTACAAAAGACGCCGCAATAGTTTGGAGGCCAACTCCAGCGTTGCCCTCGCAAATGCCTTCTGAGAATAGACCTCTGCGAGTCCCGGGAGCGTTTGCACCAGAAACGTTATAACCAACCCCGTTATAATTTCGAACCCGATACCGAGTTATCATTGGGCTGGTGCCGGATAGATTCAAACCGTTAGACCCATACGTACTATTGGTCATGGCTGATTGGTTTCCATCTAGATCGATACCGTCAAGGACAACCCCGTTTCCAGATAAAGTAACATGCCAAGAGTTAGCAGCATACACTGCTACTTTTTGGAGAATCTTGGCTCCAGGGTTAAATTTCCACCTGATAGAATTTGAAGAAGAAGATAGTAATCCGGTAAGGACTGTTCCCTCCCAAAGTAGGACATCTCCCGCAGAGGCGGCGGAATCAATGGCTGCTTGGACTTTGGTAGTAGTGTCTATCGTAGGAGATCCACTAAGCGCGTCGGTACGCTCTACAGAAGTAAACCCTGCAAGAACACTTCGCTGACGACGACCTAACTCTTGATTGATACCTTCCTGAGTTGTTGAGGTAAAGTACCCACCTGCATCCTCACTTCCTACCAGGGCAGATCCTGACCCAGTAGTGGTAGCTGCCAAGTTAGACTGCAGGGCTGCAACAGAACCTGTACCTGAAATGAGACCTACTACTAAGTCTATCTCAGTGCCAACAGGAAGAGCTGTGACCAGAGTTATAGCTGAAGCATTGGTCTCTAGATAATCGTCGATTTTTCTTAGCCGGATACCATTTGCAAAAACTGTTAAGTTGTTTGAACCTGGAGTGTATGAAATCGAGGTAAGAGGTATAACTGTCTGCCCAGCAGTGGTCACCTTACTTTCAACATTCTGTTGAACCGCAGGGTTCGCCGTCCCAGTCACTGATCCAATAAATATATCCAGCTCTACTTGGACTCCAAAAGCAGAAGTTAGAGTAAAGGAGCTAGACGAGGTCTCGTTATAGTCATAGTTCAGTCTAAGCCGGACACCGTTTGCAAACACTGACAGGTTATTTGAGCCAACCTGGTAGGTTGCAGTGGTCAACGTTACCAGGGTAGTTCCGGCAGGTAAGAACTGTTGTTCTAGGGTTTGGGTGAAAGTACTTCCACCTCCTCCGCCCCCGGACCCCCCAGTATTCAAAGGTACCCCATTCCAAGTAGGACAAAGATTCCCTGTAAATGCCACTGGCAAATTAGGGTTCGTAGGGGAGATCTGGTTGACTGATAGGGTAGACATGAAATTAGTAAAATAGTCTGTCGAAGATGAGTCTATTTTATAGGAAAAAGAAAAGCCAGACAAGCTGGCTTTAAAACAGACTCAAACTTAGGCGTCTTTTAATCAAGCGCCTTTATGATGAATACGAGATCCTACAAATACCCCAAGAGTTGCTGCAATTAGCTCCAAGTCCCACGAAGTTAGAATTCCCCGTTTAGCGTAGATGTTCCAAATCCAAACCCCAATACAGGTAACTGCTAGGAGCGGCCTAATCAAGGAGTTAATGGCATCTATCTTAGTATTTCCGGTAGGCTTACTAACGCTCTCTACCGCCTTTTCAAATTGCATATTATCAAACAAAGTTGCATCATATGCACGTTGAGACTCTACAACTTGAATACCTAGGTCAGACTGAACCCGAAGAGCTTGCAGGTTTCTGGCATGGACGTTAGCCTCGATTTCATCTTGGATTTTGATTCGCTGTAACTCGTAGTAGTGCTCTTGACGAACCGTGTATCGGTCCATCAAATAGCTTAGCAGCAAACGAAAAGCCGTCCCTCCAAGGAAGGAGATGAATGCAGACCCTAAGAGGGCTGCAGGAGCGGCTTGGGTTAAAGAGGCATCCATGGGATGATTTTAAGGTTGCCCCCAACCTATCGGTACTAGTGAAATGTTACAGGTAACCCCAGAAGTAGGGTACCCTGCATTAGTAATCACTAATTGATCTGATGAGTTTAGAATAAAAGTAGGTGCCCCGTACCCTGCAGTATTGAAAGAAAAAGGAGTAGCTAAAATATTGGCTGCCCCGTTTCCACCGAACGGATTATGAGTTAAGGAGAGGATAAACCCATAGTAATAGTTTGATCCTACTATATACACATAAGCCAACGTAGAGGTGGACATACCTCCTAGTGGATTAGGAAACCCTGCCCACCAACCTAGATCTATCGTCGTAGATCCGGTACCTAATGTAATACTATTCTTATTGGCACTCTTCGGTAGAGCCCGCACATTACCGTCATGATTAACGATAACAGAATCGCAGTGCTTAAATACCCCGTAGGAGACGTACTCTGCGATAGAATTAATGGTACCTGTAAAGTAAGTTCTTGTATACCCTGTAGCCAAAGTTAGAGTTGCAGAAAACGGCTCAATGGTTAAAGTACCATGCCAGTTACAGTTATTTACTGCAGGAGTACCTGTATTGTTATTCTGAATCAACGTACTAGTAGCGTTAACCCAAACTTGAGCATCCAGAGGTGCGTTGTAGACCAGGCAATCTGCCCCTACTTTGATAACCACCGGAGTTCCGGTCGAAGGAGTATTGATTTGGCAACGGTTCTTTAGACCGGATCCATGGAAGGATTGGTTACCGCTAGTTTTCCGATATTCAATGGCTGTCAAGCAAGTGGGTTGAAACTGAGTCTCATCTGCCGTGCAGTACTCTGTGAATTGGCCGGTAGCATAGTTATGAAAAAGGATACCTACTGCATTAGGTCCTATGTTACAGCGACGGAGATGCTGAGAGCATGAACCTTGAAGTTCAACGGCAACTGTCGCAGAGTTACCTTCAAAGCTAATGCCTTCAATTGAGCCGTTTACCAAGATTCCACTCCAGCCCGTAATCTTTAGAAAAGAAGTCCCCGAAGCTAAAGTAGAGTAATTAAACTTGACCGCACTAGCACCGACCCCCTTGATTCGAACTCCATAGGGGTGACTGCTAGCATCCACAGTGAGTGCTGAGCTGAAATTGTAAGTACCCTCTGAAGCGTGTAAAGTATGACCTATTGGAGCTGCCCAAGCAATCGCAGCTGCAAGGGCGGTGCTATTCCCTGATCCTGTTTGAGAAGGATTACATCCAAATTGTCGGATGGAGACATCCTCCCTGTACACAAGCTTCCAGCGGCTATTATCAACTGACATGATAATTGTGCCGCCGTTATCAGTACTAGAGGTGTCTGTAGAGTCGTATCTATAGATCCCACCTCCACCATCTCCCGCCGAGTAATATCCAAGTACCAGTACCGTAGTCGATCCTAGATGAGTCAGCGCCCGTAAATCTGAAATCGTATTAACGACCCTGTTCACCCCGTAGACCAGTCCTGACCCCTTACCAGCATCAGGAGAAGCTAAGTCTGCTCTCAATGTAATATCGGTAGCCCCAACACTGGTACCTGAAGTGGACGCAGGAACTAGGACGTCTACTTCGATAATTGCAGTAGAGGCGTACGGGGCAGCTAAGGTAATTCTAGTAGAGTTAGTCTCAGTGTAGTCTACGTTTTTACGTAGTTTTATGCCGTTCGCATAAACAAAGATAACATCTGTGCCTGGAACATAGGATACAACTGAGAAGTTAACAATGGTAGCCCCTGCAGCCAGGGAGATATATTCTCTGGTGATGGATAAGGCGGTACCCGCAGTGCCAATAGCTACTCCGTTAAAAGTCGGGGGAGCAGTTCCGGTGAAATTAACAGGAACGCCTGGTACCCCGGAGCTGATGGTAGTGGCTTCTACGGTGTTGGAATGTAAGGTGGACATTACGTTTTTATAAATTAAGCTTTACCGAACAGTGTACAGTTAATAGTACAAGTTTGCACTGACCCGGTAAATTCCTCTAACTTGATCCCGAGGGTCGTAGAAGTAAGGCTGGTGATTGACGTGACTCCTGCAAAGGTAGAAGCTACCCCATTCGTTGCAGTAAGCTGTGCCTGCATCCAAACCACGGAGGTAGGGATACCTGCCCCCACGTTAGGGATTGTGACTGAAATATTAGAACCTGTTGTGGGAATATCCCCAGTAGCATACCCGGCTACCGTAAACACCACGTTAAACCCTAGGATAATCAATCCGCTAGGTAGAGTGTCATAAAACGTACCACCTAAGACTGCCGTATGTGAAAAATTCGGACAAGCAAATTTCGTCGTAGCCAGCGCTCCGGTGCTGGTACCCATTGCCCAAGTAGGTGCGCTAGGTACGCCTCCAAAGGCTGGGCTTACAAGAGGGGCTCGAGTAATGTCGGTGGGGTGAGAGTGATCTTCTCTTGCATATTTAGCAGATACCCCTGAGTATACCGTCCCCCCTCCTCCGGAGGGTAAGGTAGGGACAGGCGTAGCAGTGGTTACGAACTGAGTCGTGGCGATTCTGTTGGAGTTATCCCCTGCAGGAGGAGTCGTAGAGGTCGACACCCCTGAAAATGCAGGAGAGAGTAGGGTGGCCAGCTCTTTCCCATTGTAAGTAGGCGCATTTAAACCTTGGATCTCCACGTTAGGAGTATCTACTGGGACTATCTTATTTACGTTTAGGGTGGACATATTAAACTACGCTCCAACCTGCACCTGTCGGGACGGTTACTGTCACCCCTGGTTGGATAAGGATTGGTCCTGCAGAGACTGCATTTTTCCCAGGAGTAAGGGAGTAGCTGCGGGTAACTATTTGACTATTCTCAAAAAAGACCTTGTCTGGACCCGCCCCCGTAGGCATCATTGCCAGATTTGAGCACTGGTATATCTCAAACGTATCGGTAGATAGCGGGGCAGAGGCTAGTGCAGTAGCCCACGAAACAGAAGAGGCCCCTACTGTCAAGAAACGAAGTTTCCCCAGCTCGGTTCCCGAGGTGAACTGGATGACATAAGCCTTAGCTGCAGACAGGGGTAGTAGCGTAGATGCACTTGCCAGACTAATCGAAGTTGTGCTCCCCCCTACCCCGGCAGCGCCGGTCAATAGGAGTTGAGAGTAATTCAGGCTTCTCCACAAGGTACCACTCTTTAGCACAAAGATTGGCAATCCGCCTGCATCAACACTTGCGCAAAGAATACTGTTTGCATTTGTACTAGCCGGGGCAACCAGATCCTCTAGGGAAGTGACATCTGCCACTCGGTCTGTGAGCCTGGCAAAAGCAGTAATGTTCCCGGCCGTTAAGCGATTTTCAACCTTAGTCGTAACTGCAAAAGCCCTGGCAGTTGTCCCTTCTTGACCTCGGAGGCAATTGATAAAAGTGCTTCCCAAAATCCCCTGCACCTTAACGATTTCCGTAAAGGAGCCATCGTCCAGCGTTACCATGAAGCTCTCAGTAGTGCTACTAAGGGTCGGGAATGCTGCTACACTATTGACCTGTAAGACTTGGTCGGTTGCAAGAATCGGTTGCATAAGCACCGCTCTTGCATTATTGGAATATTTGGTAGTATCTTTTGCCATTTGAATCTGCGCGTCGTTTAGGAGATTACTGCAATTCTAGAAGAGGTATACCCTGCTAGAAACTCGGTTCTGAACGAAGTTATATCTGAGACCATCTTATCAGAAATCGTCTTAGGGTCTGTAGTCAAGGGGACGACGTTTACTCCAGTGTCAGAACGTATGTACTTATTTCCAAAAGTAGGAATTGCAGTGCCCGTGAAAGATTGGAGCTTCTTGTACTCAGCAATGGTACAAACTCCCATATAAGAGCCTAGTCCAGTACCAGTGTTTTCGTACATGTAGATATCTCGAGGAATGTCACTTCCAACTGAGATGGACGTGGTTACATGCCATTTACCATCCTGAATGGCTTCGGTAATATTAACAGTAGTAGCCATTATATAATCTTGATGTCCCAGCGAAAGTTCAGTGCAAAAGCTGTAGTCTTTAGAGTCCCAGGAAAGACCTTGATATTGAACATAATCCCTGACCTGGAAAAGAACCCAGCTTCGTTCAATCTTAACCCATTTCCCTGAGAGTTATCTACGCTGGCCAACATTGTTACGCTAGGGATACTGGCGTCTTGCGCTGCCCGGTAGATAGGGATAATCTCCACTGGGGAGAATAGGTCAGTCATATCCGTAGTGACCGGCTTCAAGAAAGCTCCTGCAGGGTCGTAGGCTCCCCCAGTGCCTACCTTGGCATAGGCCAAAGGGTCGCCTCCTCCTTGAGGGAAATACAGGTTTGTCAGGACAAGCAGCTTGCCGTTCTGGACAATCAAGTTATCCTCGTGAAAGACCGTTTCTTCCAGCCCAGAGTCAAATTTCTTGTAGATATGGACTCTTCCAGAAATGCCAAAAGAAGTCCGATCTTTTTCTGAGGGAGGAAGAGAGGTTAAAGTCGAGGTCTGAGCCATGCAGGTATTCTAAGGTTTTTTGTAGCAAAATTCAAGCTTAATCTTAAGCGTGAGACTTAACCCATTGTAATCACATCAATAGGCAGGCAGTTAATGGATGTGATTTGTCCAGGCACCTGCGTAGAACTTAAAGAGCTTTCATCTATGGAGAAGTCATCGTTGTCAAAAGTAGTTTTCCATACGTAGATGGGTTGGGCATATGCAGGCTTGACGTTCATGAGAATATCCGAGATTTGTGAGAAGTACTGATTGTCGGTAAAAGAATCCGTATTTATCTGAATCAGAAAGGTATTCCGATATAGGTAGTCTGTCATGATTCTGGAGTAAGGAGAACCCTCTCTTGCAAACCTATCAGGTTGGCCTGGAGGAAGACTCCTAATCACCGTCTCAGGAATGGTAACGTCCAACCACCAAGACCCGTCTGAGATATAGTCTTTCAGCTCCACCCAAGTAGCTACGGCGTCCCCTTGATCCAAAGTATCCCCGACTGAGACTGCAGGAGTGATACCGTTTGGCAATAGGTATTGGTTATTCTCAGTCAGTACCAAGTACTGATCCGTCTCCAGATATGTCCTCACATCAATGACCGTCTCTGTTTCTCGAGCCAAAGGTATCCCTAATACCAGATTCAATCCTTGTTGTAAAACCCTTAAGGTGGGACCGTTTAGGTAGATAAAGTATAACCCGTAAATGAAATTTGAAAACTGCTCAGAAGAGACCTCCGCTTTTATCCCTAGCAATTGCCCAAATGCTTTATAAGTTAACTGCTCGTCCATAACAGCGTCAACTACCCAAATTGCAAATTCTTCGCTTCCATCGGAAAGCACTCTCCGGGAGAATTTGTACTCCTCGATAGGCCTGGCTAGACGAAGCTTAGTCGAGGTCGGGGACTGCTGTTCAAATTTGAAGTCAACGTTTTCCTCTAGGGTAGAAGTCGGCAAGAAAGGTCTATTGGACAAGTACTTTGACGCAGCAATTCCTTCAGAAATAAGGTACTCCGGAAGAACTCCGATCTGGTCTGAATTCTTAACCAAGATCAACTTCAAAGTGACGCCCGTGTTTGTCTGTACTTGCCCCAGAGAAAGTGAGGACGTTTTTTGAAGAAACCGGCTATAGATATCGCTAGCGGAGATCGCCTGGGTTTCAACTATGGTAGAAACCTTGTCTGAATCTTCAAAAATGAACGTGAAGAAATCTGATAACCCGTACAAATATGTAATGTTCCGCCGGCCGTTATCTACGTCAACTCCGGAGTTTGTAAAGATTGAACTAGGCGTTAACATGGTTTAGCTCACTGTTCCCAGAGAAGTCGTGACAGAATTTACTAGGAAAATAGAGGTAGGACTAATCGGCTTAATAACGTCTACAATGACTCCTGAAGTATGACCTATCACGTCTTTACTATAGTAGTTGTACGTCACGCCCAGAGGGGTTTTTAACCCCTCTATCCCAGCAGAAGTTAAGGAGGCTACGAGGTCAGATAGGATAAGCTCAGACCCTGCACCTAACGTCTTAAGGTAAGTATCCAACGCAAGCTGGATTGCGCCCGTCCCGGGGGCAGGAGCGATATAAGACACTGCTGTGATGTCTAACAGGTAAACGTCATATCCCCTAGCAAGGTAGTCTCCACATAGAACTCTAGAGTCACTCAAGTCAAGGTATCCTTGCACTGACTCGGTTTGAGGGAAGTACCCTAGTTCCAAGGTTACAGTCTTCCCGGCGTTCAGCGCCCCGAAAGAGACGTTTAGGGCTTGGCGCTCTGAAAATCCTACATCGTGTTTAGGGTCTACAAATGATAGGGTAGGGGTAAGCCCAGTGCCTATTACGGTAGAACCAAACCCTTTACCTGCAATAAAGGAGGTGTCGCTTAGAATAGAAGACACTTCTACTAATTGAGTAGCTGAAATAGAAGGCCACCCGGCTAACTTCACCGTTCTTCCTACCTTCACAGGCAGATTGCTGGCAGAGACTAACAAGGTACCGTCAGTGTTAACTGCTATGGTACAAGACTGGGTGAGCTTGTAAGGGTTGTCAACGGAGAACGAGACTCCAGTAGCTACAGTGTCTTCGCTGCTACCTCCGGAAACGCTACTCCGGGATATAGAGTACACCGGGCCTATGACTTGGCAAACACCATTGGTATCCAAAGTGTATTGATAGACTTTTGAAGAGACTGTTTCTGCACAAAAGATATCGACAGCTCCTCCTTGATGCGCATAGATGTCCATATCTACGGAAGAAACTCTGCAAGAGGCTAGGGTTCTGTATGGAATAGAGAAGGGTACAGGTAGGGTGAAAGTATTAGAGTCTACTACTGTAATCGGGGCGCGTAGGATTACCAGGGGAAACAGCCCTGACGTTTCCTCTATGGAGACTAAGGCGCTATTGAATAAGGAATGCCCAGGTAGATACACAGTCACTGTGGTTGCGGTACTGTTGAAATAGCAGGACAGAGAAGTTCCTATTAAGGTAGTAGCCCCTCTGATAAGGACCTGATCCCGGTAACACTCGGTATCCCCCGCTCCAATAGAAGTGACTCTATTCAAAGTATTGAACGTTTGGCGCAAAATACTGTCAATAGAGGGTTTATTGATTAGATTACGGGTGCTGATAGCTGTTGAAGCTCTAGAGATAAACTGAGTATTCGTCTCAGATGCTGTACTTGATTGCGACAGGTAGTTTATTTCCGCATGGAGGAAGTACGGATCGAAATTGCTAAAGTACAACAGGGATCCAGAGCTGAGGTTATAGTCGGTACCTTTCTCAGAAGCAACTAAGTCCACATCCACGTACCATTCATTTTGGTATGAGTCGTACTGCAGAGCAGTTTGAGGCAAGGTCATTGCCGTAGCAGGGAAATAGGTTAAAGACCCATCGGTAGAGAAGCTTGTCGCAGTTGAGAGGGAGACTGACTTTTGTCGAGCGAAGTAGAGGCGAACGTTGATGACTGCATATGATCCGGTGTTCCGCTCTAGGAAAAGGTTACCTAAGAGGGAGTCTACTATTTCAGTAGACGAGGTGTCGTCGATACCTGCCAAAGTGTTCTGGGCAAAGTAGTAGTCACTGCCTTTTTTACACAAAGCCAGAATGAATGCAGCAGGTCGAAGAACCAGATCTCGTGCAGCAGTGCCTTCCCGAAGGTCCATATCTGGGAAATTAGCTTCTACAATTTGCTTAGCCAGTAGCTCAGCTTCGATAATGTCTTGTTGGTCTGGTTCAATCCCAGTGATAACGGAGTACAGGTCAGCCATGGGTCTATTTTATGGGAAAGGACGTGGCTGAGCAATATCCAAAGACTAAAATATCGGCATGACGACGAAGACAAATCTAGGTGTTCAGCAGGTAACCAAATCCCCGTGTGTAGTAACCAATATTATAGCTTTGCGGGCTCAGCTAAAAGATGCCCAGTCTACGGTACAGACTCTGGGGTACTACTCAGCTGGAGATGGGGGTGGCGGTTTATATAGATATGAGTCTTCAGACACCTCTAGTACTGATAATGGCGGTACAACTATCGTTGCAACTGACGGGGGAAGGTGGAAGTTGGTATTGGCCTCTGTGGTTAATGTAAAGTCGTTTGGTGCAAAAGGGGACGGTACCTCGGACGATACCTCCTTTGTTCAATCTGCAGTTAATCAATTAAGCCGGCCGCTGCCGGACGTGCATGGGAAACCGGTAACGATATTTTTCCCAGAGGGATTCTATAGACTTACTGACACTATCTCTTTACCTGGGGCAATTTGTATTCTAGGAGAAGGTGGCCTTTCTTACGCAGGAACAATTCTTCGCCAGGAAACCTTGAATAAAGATTTGTTCAAGGTAACCTCTACAGGAAATTTTGCCTGTGAGATTCGCAATGTGCTTTTAAAAAATGGGGCAGGATCTGGGTCCGGATATCTTTTTAACTGCCCAGGTACAGTTCCTTCGGCCAATTCCCTATACTTTGAAAGGGTCTGGTTTCAATTACCTGAATCCTATGCCTTCAACATAGAAAAATGTGATGACACACAATTTGTAAATTGTACATTTGATGTCACCGCTTTTAGATGGGGTAAGATAGGAACTGCTTCCTACCAATGTAGTAATTTCGTAATTACTGGCTGTACTTTCTACGCAGGATTTAGCAATCTTGGCTGTGTAGATGTAATAAATGTTGCAAATCTTCTTGTGACTAATAACAGGGTGTATGGGGGGGGATTTAGAATCCCCTATTTTATAAACGCCACCTTCGCGCCTGTTTGTTACGGTATTACCGTACAGGGGAATACCTCAGATCAAGTAGATGTACTTGTTCAGGCAAATAAAATTGTTAATGTTAGTAACAACTATGTTAGCAACGGGGGATTACTTGTTGCGTTGTCGGGGGGAACCCCTATTTATGGGGTAACTGTTGTAGGTAACACTTTTACAGGGGCAACTTCAATAGTTACTCCGAATGTAGGGATTATTGACGCTACCGGCACTCCCGTTGTAGATAGTGTAGTCTCTGATAATGTACTTATAGGCAATTCCGGGGGAACTTCCCCTTACGGAATTAATTTCCCGCATGCAAGTAGTATTAGTAATAGGTTAAAAAACGTCATAGATGGCTGCACCGCTAAATATAATGTAACTAGTGGTGTAAATAATGGGCTGGATTTAGATATTAAGTCGAGTTTTGGAGGATGGTCCCCCGTCGTAGCTGCAGGAGCATCTGTTACGAATACTATCGCAGTGGCAGGCTTAAGAAATACAGATATGGTTCATTTATCTCCCTATTCTACAGATGTCGTGCCGGCAGGAGTGTCTCTGTCCTGGGTAACCTCTACTAATACAATTACCCTCCGGTATAGAAATATGACAGCATCATCGATTACTGTACCAAGTCAAGATTATCTAGTTTCAGTAGTAAGGCCGGATTCCTTAGCCTAATCAAACCCAAACTCAGGGAAGGGGACCGCGACCGATGCCAGGTCCCCTGCCAGAGTCCTCATTTGTAAGTACAGAACTACACCCTCATCGACAGAGTCAAGGCCTAGTATATCCACGGTGTCCAGAGCAGAACTAGCATCTGCTGTATTAACATTTAGCGCGCTACGTACTTGATCCACACAGTCTGTGACTGTATCTCGAATATCTGCTAGCAGGGTAGCATCATCAGATTGCTTATTTGCATTGACCGCTAGGTTAGGAAAGAAGGTTCCTCTCTGAGGATAGAACGGGTCACTTCCTTTCGAAGTCATTAGAGTCTTGAGGAAAACTTGAGCTACCTTTTGTAACCCGGTAATCTTCATAGGAGTGTCGTACATCCCGAAGGTAATTTGACCTTCCGGGAAGTTCCCTACGAATTTCACCAGTAGCAAGTCGTAGGTACCGCCGACAGCCAGGTTTGTTGCTGTACCGATTCTGGGAGAAGTTGAAAGTGAAGTAGCCACGTTCAGATCTTAAGTGTTTAGGAGTCTCTGGCTGCTACTAGTTTTCAACATTGAGACCCATTCGTAGGAGTCCCCTTAAGAACTCCGATTGAATAGGTTTTGAAATTTGCGTAGTAGGTAGACTCTTCTGCCGCCTCTGCTGCTGCTGCGGTAAAGATTTCTGCCTTAGAATAGTCTGCCATTGCAATTTCCCTGGATACAGAAGCCAAAGAGTGGACGACCTCCTGGGCAGCCCCGATAGGAAAGCCTGCCGCCCTCTCTGCCTGAGAGGTACAGAAAGTTACCAAGTCTTCATACTTATCAGTGTCTATTGTAGAGGTGTCAGGCAAGCTTCCTGTCCCACTTAGGTACTGGCCTAGACTTTGAAAGTAAGTCTCCAGGGCTCCAATACCAGCCTCAATTTCTGTGAATTCCGACATTATAGTTCCAGCTCTTCTTTCAACTTCTTAACCTTCTCTAGTAGCTTTTTCTGCAAATAGTTCAGGCGATTGGTATTAACCCCTAATTGAGCTGCAAGCTGAACGGCCGTCATCTTATCCTTATTATGAAACAGGAAAGATTCCTGAGGGGTTAATTGAGCTAGTAAATGATTCATCAGGATACTCTTGTCCGTGAAAGAACTCATCTCTGAATCTTTCCCATCCCCATCCTCAGTCAAATCTGCGTATAGGCTATTCTTAAATCGGACAACAGTTCCCTTGCTCCATCCAAGCCTTTGAGCCATCTCCTCTTCGGTCGGATCTCGGTTCAGCTCATCCGTAAGCTGAGTTAGATGCTTGTTGTACTCGTGGAACTGAAGCTGCATATTCTCAGGAAGCCGGACGGCATTCTGGTACTTGTAGTTCATCCGTCGTACCTTAGGTAGGTAGTTCATGACATGAGTAGCCAATGCCACTCCTCTATCCGGTTCATAGGTTTGAATAGCTTTAGCAGTCCAGACCTTAGCCTCGGCGTTTAACGCGGAGGTGGGAAGGCTTCCTGATGCCCGAGACACCTCCTTATAGATCAAAGGGCTTAGGTGCTGTACCAGCTTCCCCATATCAGACTTGGACTTGGTCTTAGCCCATTGCTGATAAAGCTCGTGATCTTTTGCACGGTGATCAACAAACTCTTTCTTAACAGGGCTTGGACTCAGGTCGTCTGGCTCAACAGGGTCTAAGGGTAGTGTAGTATTATGCATAGGGAATTGCTCGGGTTCCTGAAACAGAGTTGACATAGCCTACGAGATAGGCTTGAAGCTTATAACTGAAGCGTTGATTAACAAAGCATTCTCCTGCAACACAGGTGTCGCTCATAACGCCTGGATGAGCAATGTTTGTCGGGACAGATTGGACTGCAGGGACCCCTGCATAAGCAGTCTCTGTCGTAACTGCAGAAGTTTCAGCTGGCATTATCGGCCCTTGTAGTAGTTAATGAAGTCTTCTGTCAATTGGTAGTCTAGGAACATACTAGCTCCTGGCTCTAAGAACATATTTGATGTCAATGCCGGGTTGACATAGTTAATATACGCAGTATTGTACATCTCTTTTGACAGGTCAATGAAGTTGTATTTGAACTTTTCAGAAATAGAGTCTTTACTCTCGATAGGCCGAGAGATCATTCTTAGATTACCCACAGTACTGTAGTAGTCATCCAGTTCACGAGTCCGATGAGGATGAGCATGGATATCCGGAGTGGATTGGGTTTTAGCCAAAATCCTAGGGACAAGAATACCCGCCTTTCTATCCACGGGGTAAGCTCTTCCAGATGAAAAGTGAATAAGGTCATCAGGCGCGACGGCACCAACCCCAAGCACTTCTCGGTAGAATTTATCCGCTGTAAACTTTGCAGTTGGGTTCTGAATAAGCACAGATGAGGTTATCGTGAACGGAGAAGTATCTCCCTGCTGAGAAGCTAGATATTTCTCCTCGTCAATCTCCGCATTGATCATTTTCAATACTGACTGTAGATACGGAGGAATCGGGGGCTGATAGTAGTTAGATAGCTCTGCATACGTAGATACCGCCGCCATACCTATACTAGTAGAAACACTTCGACTGGTAATGGAGTGAGTAACTGAGGTACAGAAGGCATGGAGGCTTGGATGATTTGGATTCTCTTCAATCACTTCCATAGGATACCCCGGGATAATGTAAGGATTGAACACTGCCTCCACAGATCCTGATCTGGCACCCATAATCTTGTTAGTGTACTGATAATCTGCAGTTGCGTACATTAGTCTTTCGAAAGGTAGGGCAGACTTATTTAAAGGGTCGTATGGGTTTAGATTCTTCTTGGAGAGGTTGATAACTTGTTGCAGATCTCCATCATCTTGTTTAATGTCTTTACAGTAACGGTTTATCCATTCCAAAGTCAATGCCATGGCATTGTTATAATCCGTCGTTCCTTTTTCTGGAAACTCTTCCTGGTTAAGATCTCCTCCGGACGCACTCTTATCAGAAGCCATGATAGACAGCCACCAAGGCAGTGCGATCTTGCCAGGCCTAATACCCGTCCCTTGTTCGTAAGTTCCAGGAATGGAATAGGAGTACCCCTTAGTAGACCCAAGGTTCAGATCCGGAATGCTTCCTGCGCCCTCTACTAAAGCGTTATAGGCTACAGCTTCTCTTACAGAAGCCGGTGACCTAAAGTTTACACTTAGAGATTCTCCTCCAGACTGCCCGGGGATACTGTCATGGGTAGCTGCCAGTCTTGTCGGTAGGGACCCTTCATCCTGACCTAGATTAACCGAATGGTACATTCTCGGGAGAAGGACGTTACAGGTGGGGCTGTAATATAGAGGCATTCTCGGTTTAATGATAGTCTCTATTGATACTTTGTCTACCCCCTCAGTATTTACTTCTGCAATATACTTTGCAGGATCTACTCCGATCTCAGATGGGGATGCTAGAGTAATGACATCATACTCTACCGTTTGATAGAGATAAGCTAAAAGTTCTCCTAGACTGGTAAATTCCCCAGAGAAGCCGATCATATTTGACAAGGCTCTAACCGCCGTCTCTTGCTGAACAGCCGAGGACAGAGAAGTTCTAAAGCAAGGAGGGACTAGGACTTTAGCCTCGTCCGGGTCATTCCCGTGACACATTGACTTCTTAGAAATCTGAAGAGGAGCTTCCACTTGAGGGTGACCGCTGGTCCTCTTAAAGAACGACAAGGCCTCTTCTAGTAGAGGGATGTACATCTTAGTCATGACCAAGTTCTTAACCGGGTCAGACAAGCAGCTTCTCTTAATCTGATTCCAAAGGTTTATTGCAACGCCAGGGACACCTTGGAGTCTTGCTTCGAACTTTGCCAGGGAAGGGTCTAACTTATCAGTAGGATTGGATCCTACGCCAGCCTTCCCTTCTACTAAACGCTCTGACTCAGATGCTACTCCATTGATACCCTTCAATGCTTCAATTACCATCTGGCTGGAATTCAAAGACCCTAACTTAGTGGCGGCTTGGTTTGCATTGGCGTCTGTCAAACTAGAGTTCGTAGGGGAAGCCCACCCGGTGTAATCCAGCGTTATCAGGTTAAGCAGGGAGTTCTTGTGTTCACAATGAAAGTTGATCGCTGCGCTTCCAGCAGACCGGCTTCTAGAATAGGAAGTAGCCTTTATTGTCCCCCAGAAAAGAAGGCGATCTCCTCCGTAATTAACGTCCTCAAAGAAGATGTGGACCTTAGGCTCATATCCCCGAATGATATCCATCAGCCCGCTTGCCGGTGGGATCTGTATATCTGCAGTAGGGAGCTGCTGGTAAACCTGGGAAATGCTAATAGATTCAAAGGGGACTTGGACCCCTTCGATGTACAGCTTAAACACTGGAGCTATAACATCAGTGTTGTTCTTAGCTGCGCTAACCTCTGCTGAAGTTGCTCCTGAAAAAGTAGGACTTGAGGTGAATTGAGAGATTCCAGCGGCCATGAAGAGATTATAGCATGCCGGAATCCTATGTGTACAGCTTCTAAATTAGGAAGATTGCAGAAAGTACCAGTGCAAAGATAGCTTTCTCCAAAGGGTCCATGATCCCTACTAAGTAGTTACGGGAATCCTCCGGGACTATTTCAGATTTGGATAACAAGTCTACTAGGGCATCAATGTCCGCTTCTGGAATAACCTCTAGAAGCAACTCTTTCCGGATAACCAGTAACCCTCTGCCTATAGGTTTAATGCCTAGCAGAGAGCCTGCATAAGTCTCTGCTAGCCAGTAGTAAAAAGTAACGGCAGAGTTAACGTAGAACTTAAAGGTAAGATCTCTTATCGAGGCGGAGGGACTACCGAAGGTTAGGGTAGATTCTGAAATAGAGTAAGTGGAGCTAGGAACTACTAATCCGTTTTGAAATACTACCAAAGTGTCGTATACCCCTGTACTATGAGGTAATGAGACTATTACTGAAGAAGCAGGTAAGGAATACGCAAAAACATCTACCTCCAATCTGGACTTTAGCTGGAAATAGCTGCCGATAGCGGGAAGTACTGCTTCCGGGTACGACGAAGCTATACAAGCCCTACAGACTCCGCCTTGAGAAATGCAGGTGGCAGTAGAGCGTACTGAGACTGAGTAGATACCTTGCCCGAGCAGGGCTATAATCCTTGCCTTATTGATAGGCAGCCCTGTCGATAACTCAATTCGCCCCTGAGCATCATAATCGACAGCAATCGTCTCCCCTAGTAAAGTATTGCAAGCATCCTCCCCCACTTCAATAGTAGGGTGAACGATCTGATTCAGAGTATTCCAAAGCAATGACTGGGAACTTGGAATAGCGTCCAAAGCTGAATCAAAAAGTAGAGTATTGGTAAAGTTTCTAGACACTTAGAAGCCTATCACAGGGAATTAGAGGTTTTAGGATTGTACTTTGTCATGCCAGAGAGTAGTGCAATCTTCGTAGTTGCCGTGGATTTCCCTACTGTTAAGCTAGGTCTGGTTGACGTTAACTTCGGAGTTACTTTCAAGAAAGGCGCATTATAAGACAGACTAGAGGTTGAAAACATAGTTGCAATACTGTGACTAACGGTAACAGGGGCCGTGGCAATAGTGCCTGCAGCCTTACCCATAGTTTTAATTGCAGTCTTGTAATCATTGCTTAATCCTCGTAGCTCCCCGGTGACATATCTACCAAATCCCTTAATCGAGCTATTGACCAGATTTACCAGGGCAATTGCCTGCTTACTGATATTGGTGATATCTCGTAGGATATTTCGAATAGGAGAGATTATAGCACTGAAAATGCTTTTGGCAGAGTTAAAGGTATTCGAGACTAATTTTGAAAGACTGGAAAGTATCCCGTAAATAGGGGAGAATAGGCTAGTCCGAATCCCAGTTAGGGAGGAGGTGACTGTTTGAAACAGCGCAGAAGATCGAATAGAGTCGAAGTAACTATTCTCTGATTTCGTCCACCCATCAATGGCGCTTTTAGCACCTAACAAAGTGTCTTTTCCACTGGAAAGCATAGATCCAAAAGCACCCCCTACTCCAGAACCTAGTTGTCCTAAAGCAGCCCCCTTGCTCCTCAGGGAAGCAGTAGGATTTTGGATAGTAGAGGTCAGGGAGGCCATTTGACCCTTGAGGCTGTTGATCGCCGATTGGCCCATGAAGTTAGCAACCTTACTAAAGTCTACAAATCCTAGCTGGTTACTGGTAACCATGCCAGTATTGGTTGCAGCGATAGGCTCTACGACCTTGGCAATGAATTGAAAGCTAAACTGGATGTCAGTGTCTCTGGAAGCGTCTTGATTCCAAGAAAAGGCAGACATCGTCCCAGTGATTGCCATGTTAGGTAGGACAATCCGCAGCATTTCATAGTTTCTGGCTAGCTGACTGCCTCTCATAATCTCGCTGAACATCTGCACCCATTCAACAAACCAATTGTTATCTGGGCTATCAATTAGGATACCTGAGAAGCTAAAAATCAGGGGTTGTCTGCCAAAGTAGTAGATTACTTCGCTATCACCAAAGACCTCTGTGATCTGAACCTTTTCAGTCATCTGGCAGGAAACGTTGGTGAGCAGAAACTTATCATATCCAGCCGTAGGGCGGTTGGAAAGGTCTGCCATTTCTGCCACAGTGGATCCTGGCCCAATCAAATTCTTGTAGGTAAGGTCTCTAGAAGTAGTTCCGGATAAGTACTCTTTGTATTGAGCCTGGCTTGTTAAAAGCTTAATGTAGGCATGCTGACCTCGGTTACCAGCTAGGTCAGAGGTTGCCCCGGTTAAGAGACTGGTCTTACCGTATCGAGCACGGGCTGTGAACAATCTCTCAGATTGAGTAATAGTCCCGTCTGCATTTAGAGCCCCCTTATTAGCCATGCCTAACGGGGAGGATCCCGTAGTTCTAGCAAGATTGGAGATCGTATCTGTGGCTGCTGAGAACGAGGCAGCAGAAGGATTATTGGCGGCGTTTAGTAAGGAGTTGGACATAGTTACTCTTCATCTCCGGAGACTTTGAAATCGATTAGCTTCACAACACTGTTAGCCAGTAAGGATTGTTGTTGACCAGGAATGCCTCCAAACTGCAGGGGGGAATAATTGTACCCGGCAGAGGTAGCTCGGATTCTCTCCGTGACAGATTTTACTCTGGCAAGGTAGAGGTTCAACGGGGTCAATGGAACCATTGACTGGCTGACAGAGTTTCTAGGTTGTTGCTTGGTGATGGCCATGACTGTCTATAGCTTAAGGGTTTCTGGCTTAGCGTCCCCAGGCATTCTGAAAGAAACCAGGGGAAGACTTTCCAGAGCCGCCAGCAATTACTTTCTTGAAGATATCCACGGCCTCTGCAAAGTCTTTAACAGAGCCATCAAATGCCTTAGTGACATCACTATACTGCTTCCAGTCCACTTGACTACTAGAAGATTTGGCGGCTGACGACACGGCATCTGCTTGGGCATCGATAGGTGCAGACAGGGCTTCAATATCTGATCTATCAAGGCTTCCTCCGGTATTAACCTTTTGGCCTTGAATAGCTCCTCCGTTCCTACGACTGATCTCTTGCCCAATGATTTTCTGAACAGCAGACTTATCGTTCCCAGCCGCACGAAGGGCCTTTAGAACTGAAGGATCCTTGGAGAATTTTTGAGGATTCTTCATGACATCCTCAATAGACATTCCGATTTGGTCTGCAATTCTGGCAGCTCCCCGATATCCCCCTGACAGGCCACTCTTGGTCAGCTCGGTAATATAGCTGATTTGGCCTTCAGTAGACATACCACTAACAGCCTTAGCCAGTGCAGCATTCTTAGGATCTTTGAGCATATCCTGAATCATCAGGCCAGCCTTTGCCCCATCCTTACCAAACTCTGCGTAAAGCCTTTGTGCTTGACCCATAACCAGGAGATTATCAGTCAACATCCCTGTCTTGTTATTGGTCATCTTCTGAAGCTCCCCAGTCTCGATGTTCAAGGGGGAGTCCCCTTTAGCTGCATCTACCACTGCACCTTGAAGGTCGGACTTTGCTTGATCGAAGAACGCCCCTGATTTATCCAGGCTGGCATAAGCCTCCTTCAGCGAAGGATCTGTTTGTAAGGCTAAGAACTTGGAAAACAAAGACTTTGAGTCTGGATGATCCATCCCCTTGGCAAGCAATTCTCTGGCAATATCCCCTTCCGCCCCTCCAGCAGAGGCGGCGTCTCGAAGTTTGCGCACTAACCTATTGCGAGCTTTGTAGTTGACGTCCTTATCCGAAAGGTTCTTCTTAACACGCTCAAAACTAATTGTTTTCTGAGGAGTATCCGAGAATTCCCCCCCGATAGGAACTTTGTTCTTCTCTAAGGTATTACCCCAAAAAAACCCGGTGACTCCGGACTCTAGGGCGTCTGTAGCAGAACCTGCCATTCTTGCAACCGGGCGGCCAAAGACCTCTCCGGTAGCATCTCCTGCAGACTTTAGGCCACTCTTAATACCTCTCCAGGTTCGAACCAGAGTTGTGTTTTGTAGGTTTCTTTGACTGATGGCTTGCATTAGCTGCTCGGTCCCTTGAGCACCGAAGCCTTTCATTTGTTGAGCTACTGTTCCAGGGTCTACTTGAGAAGCTCTTAACGAAGAGTAAGCTTGGATCTGCTCTTCCGGCATACCCATGACGTTCTTCAATACGGTAGCAATTTCACTAGGAGAATACTTACCATTAGGGCCAGGCTGGCGCCCAATACTTTGCAAATACTGTACTGCCTGAGTTTCCGGACCACTAGAGCCGTCTTCTCCCATTTGTTTAGACGCCATCTGGTTGCCATACAAGCTCATGGCCCCCATCATCTTCATAGTATCCCCCCCTGCCAGTTGTCCAAAACGAGTAACCGTATTTACCACCCCAGGAGTTTCTCCTCCGCCCAGGTAGCGATTGACCAGCCCCATTCTGTTAAACATAGTAGAGGAGGCCGTGATCTGTGAGGCCAATGCAGATTGGGTTGCACCTTCTACCCCCCCCATCCTAGCCAACTGCCCGGTCGTCATCAATCCGGTGCGTTGTGCTGCGGCAAATCCAGAGAATGCCGATGCTGCTGCCATCTGGCCGAGGTAAGGCGTCATACCATTCATTTGGAACATGTACTGGCCTTGACCTCCTACTGTTTGCATAAGGCGTTGAACCGTAGTCCCAGCTGCGCTGGCATGCATACCCATTGCAGAGTACGCCCCCATTGCCTGGGATCCCGCCCCTCCACTGATCGAAGCACCCCCCATGCGGAGCTTTGCTATTTCTTCGATAGCACTTTGAACGTTTGGATCCTTAGAGATCGAAACGATCATTTTTACCTGGTTTGCAATTGACTTAACCCGGTCAGCAATCCCCTTCGAATTCACATCATCAAAGAGGCCTGCATTCATCCCCATCCCTGCTATACCATGGATTTGGTTAGCAGAGAAAGTCATATCTCTCATACCGATGCTGTCAATAGAAGACGCAATCTTCGAGGCTTCCTTCCCAGAAAGCCCCTTTCCAGTAACGACATTCCCACTGGCATCCCCAAATGAAACTCCATGGAAGGAGTCCTGAAGGGTGTTTGTCATTTGACGGGTTCGAATGTAAGGCTGGAATACTGCAGCATCCGCCACATTAGCTGCTGCCATCCCTGCTGCCAGAGGTATACCAAAGGCTCCAATCATAGACCCTAGCCCTGTCATGGCTCCAGCGGCCATTCCACCCATCCCTAACCCACTGGCAATACCTGCCCCCACTCCACCTCCAAAAGCGCCTCCAGCGCCCTTTAAAAGCTTCATAGCTACCCCCATAGTCAACGCAGGGGCTATAAAACGTTGTCCTACCGTAGCTGCTGCGTCAAAAGGTTTCTGTGCAACAGAAGCAAAAGCCCCTTGGTTGTTATCAACCGGGTTTCCCCAGTAGGGGTCGGTGTAGAAAGGGTTTATGAGCTGGCTAAGCCCCCCCATGAAGGAAGGCTTATGATAGGCCGCATAGGGGTTAGGACCTTGGTATGCAGGTCTATAAGGGGCATCATAGGCTGGAGTTTGGTAATTAGGGTTTGTACCCCAACCAGGATATAAGTGGGCCATGTTCAACGGGTCAGAGAAGCTGTTTGCTGACTGATCAGTAGAAGACTGGAAGATGTTACCGGATACGCCGTAGGGGTTCATGAGGGGTCTATGTGAAACTTATTTAGATTTTAGAGAGACGGGAGGGGGCTGGTCTTTAAGCGCTAAAATCATAAGGCTGACCGCAGTTGATGCCGGTCGCCAGCAAAGGTTCTCTTTGTCTTAAAATAAACAGGTCTAATTTACCCCATAAACCCAAAAATGAGTTACAAAAACATTGCCACCCTTACCTCCGCCCAGCAAGCTGCTGGAGTGACCGGCGTAGCTGGGGTGAAGTCTGACGGAAGTCTTATCGGACCTTCTGGATCCCCGGTGTCAGGGGGTGGGACAATGGCCGCTCTGCGCTCCACACTGTTCTCCGGGGCGCGTGATTTCTGGATCATGGTCGGGGACTCCCACACGGTCGGAGCCGGGGCTAGCAACGCCAGCACAACCGCCTTTGCCCCATCCGCAATGCAGGTCATTGGATCGGCACGTGTCATCGGGTACTCAAATGCTGGCGTGGCTGGAAACAAAACCGCCGACGTGGTTACCCGTTTGTCGGCCATCGTGGCGACTGCGCAAGCGGCCGGCGCAACGCGGGTCAATTTGTTGATCGGCACCAACGATGCAAGCGTGCCTGTATCGCTGTTTGGTGCGGGTGGGTTTGCCGAAAACTACGCGCTGATCGTGACAACCCTGCAAGCGGCCGGGTTGTCGGTGCAGGTTTGCACCGTTCCGCCGCGCAGCAGTACAGCAGCAGCATCAGTACACAAGACCATCGATCAATACAATCTTTGGCTGAGATGGTTCGCAGCGAAAAACAATCTCGCCCTCGCAGAGATTCATGCCGCGTTGGTGGACACAGCGACGGGATATCTGGCCTCTGCAAATGATTCGGGCGATGGCACCCATATGTCGGACGCGGGCCACATCAAGGCGGCTCTGGCGGTGGGTGCGGCAGCAAATGCCAAGCTAAGGCCGCCTGGTCTGCTGCCGCTGGTGGATGGCACGTCTGCTGGGTGGGGCCTAGTGCCACGTCCTGACGCGCCAAATACAACGGGATGGGCAATCAACTACGGTGCAGCTGGGTTTGTCTCGCTGGCCACCAGCGCAGCAGTCGGTGCCGACCTGCCCTATGGAAACTGGATCACTGCGACAGTGGCCGCTGCATCCGGTGCAGGTGCTGCCGGCTACGGCCTGAGTATCAGCAGCGGGTTTGCAGTTGGCGACAAGATGTTGTTTGTGGCAAAGGTCAAGGACTCGTCAGGAGTCAACAGCCGGGTCAATGTCGAAATCAGAAACCAAAGCAACACGCCGGTTTCATACGTGTTTGCCCCGTACCAGAGCGGTTACAGCGGCGAGATTGCCTCGGTGTTCGCAGTTCCCGCTGGCACAACTACGCTTAAGCCAAGCCTTAGTTTTTCTTGGGCCAACGCTGACAGTTTCGCAGTCTCAATCGGCAATTTCCAATTGCTTAACCTGACAGCAATGGGCCTGGACTCGCTGGTGTTTTGAATTCCAATCCCCTGCCGGTGAGTATTGGGTTTCTACCTATAAAGAATAAAAAGCCTAGAGAATGTCTAGGCTTTTTTTAATCAGCATTCAAAGCTTTTGGCAGGTCAGTAACAACCAGTTTACCGTCCTTAGTCTTGGTAATCTTAGGTGCAGACTTCTTAACGCTCTTCTCGTAAAACTCAAGCATCTTTTCCTCTTCAGGGTTACCTTCTGGAAGTTCTTGACCTTGCATCAAAGCAATCATTTCTTCGAAGTTACGCTGAGCCATCTTATTCCAAGTCCTACGATTCCCTTCATCCGTAAACGTCGGGGTTGCAATCGTAGTCATCAGTTGAAGCTGATACTTCTTAGCTTCTATTCTAGCTTCATGAGTAAGGTACCCTCTATAGATGATATCCCTGGGGCTTCCAAGAGCAGGTACCTCTACCCCTCGGAAGTGCAGCTGTAATCGTTGCAGTGCCCAGGGTTGTTTTAGAAATTTTCCTGGCCTTCTTGACAGGCCAAGGCAACCTTATAGTCAAACTTGTTCAGTGCAATTAGTAGAGCGCCTACTACGGGGCCAGGGAGTCTCTTTACAAACTTCAGACGCTCTTCTTCGCTGAGCAAAGACAGGTCACGCTGCTGATACTTAACAATTGCGTATTGCAGGTTCATCAAGGAACGTAGATCTTCTACAGAAGACACTAAGTTAAATCCCGAACTATCAATGGCTCGTTGCACAGCACTATGATCCTCAGCTGTGCGGGTACGGAAGGTTACATGAAGTCTACCGCGAATGTTAATATCCTCAGTATATTCTCCGGAAAAGATGATCTCGTCGAAGATCCTCAGAAGCTCTTCTTGGGAGTACAGAGGCTCCTTCAATTTCTCTTCAGTTCCTTCAAGGTCAGCCGTTTCAGGAAGCGCTCCTGATTGAGTCTGAGTAGGAGGTCTGAGTTGAAAGTCTTCAGGAGACTTTTCCTTTGCCGGGGCTTTGTTTCGGGCAGGCTTAGCGGCAGGAGAAGTAGGGGTGAATTCAAAGTCTGACATGAGGTGTAAGGAGGTTGTGGATTAAAAGTGAGACAGGGGTTGGGGTTGGATAAGGCGTACGAATGAGAGTCTTTTCGATTCTAACAGGAACCTGGGCAGGATGTCAACGTTTAAAAGATATCCAGCTTAAAGGTGGTATCTGCAACTGCGTCTTTTTCTTGGTACACGAATTCGTTATTCAAGATCATGAAAGCTAAGTTTGCAAAAACCAAGGAATGTAGAAAGTCATCACAGGCATCTTCGTCCTTCCGGTAGAGTCGTCTGCCTGAATGAGACTCTTCCTCAAAGATATGGAGGGCATCCTGCCAAAGTGGATCCATAATGTCCCAGGCAGGGGCTTCAATCTTTGTTAGACCCATCTTAATCTTAATGATTACCGTGTCAATTGCCAGTGTCCGGTCTGCCGCAAAAAAGTCACCATCCCTGTCATATCTAAGATTAGTCTTAGCTGCAACATAGTTAATCATCGAGACCTTCTCTGGCCCCAAAGCTCGTTTCATCAGTTGACCCTGAAGAACCCCGACCCCTCGGTCGGAAGCTAAGTGAGAACATTGAAATCTATGAAACAGCTTGATGACTTTATCGACCTGGGAGAGGATATCTATTCCGTCAAGCTTCTCTGCATACAGAATGTAGCACTTCCCTGTAAAGTCATATCCCAATACAGTGGCTACAGTGTAGCTCTTACTTGATCCGGTACAACTCCAATCCACCCCAAGTACTGTGGCAATGATGTTTCTGGCATCTTTGGGAAACTCCGTTGCAAACTTGGTGTAAATCGGATTACAGACCCCCATGACGTCGCGCAAGGAAAGAGGTCTCCCCCCTGCACCTACTGGGAGTCCGAACACTTCATTGCTTAACTTGACATGGTCGTACCGCTTTGCCTTATCCACCAGTTCCCCCCAGTCCTTAGGAGTAGTTCTAGCTGGAATACTGAACTGTGGAATGTGTACTCCGAGGTTATGCTTGATTGAGGGGTGAGCTGCCAGCCATACTCCAGTCTTCATGTCAATCGGCTTAGCACAATGGGCACATGCAGGCCCTAATGGGCTACCCATCATGATCTTCATGCAGGTTTCAAAGTCGTTAGGGATAGTATGCTTGCCGCAATGGGGGCACTTGACTACCCACTCCATCATGTTTGACTGCTTGAAGAGAATGGTTAAAGTATTAGCCTCTCCTTTGGCAGTACCTGTAAATCTTCGATACCTGAACTTTGAAGCGGACAGGGTTTCTTCCAGAATAGGAATAGCTTCCAAGGAGGCGTCCTGAACTTCGTCATAGTACATGCAGTCTGCTGCTACCCCCCGAACCCGGTCGGCGTCCTGCTCTGTTTCTGCATAAGCTAGCGTCACGGACGATCCGTTATTAAACGTTCTCAGGAACACGTTCTTCTTCGAAGAAGAATCTACGAAGTGACTGCGAACAATCCTAGAGTTAATAAAAGGCTCTAAGTATTGGGAAGAGAACCGAGAGGTCTGCTGTGAAAGTGGGCTGACGAATAGTGTTGAGTAAAAGCTTCGAATAATGGAGTTGGAAATGATAGAGCTTGCCAAACTCACAGACTTACCAATCTGTCGACCACAGCATGCGACGAGGGTGCGAGGGGACACGTCATACACCAGTTCAAACGGCTTGTACTCTGAGAGGTCCAGCGCTTTCCCCTTTAGCTGCAAGATTGCCTGTGCAAGTTGAGACGGTCTAATTTCCAAAGCCATATCTGGATTGTAGCACTTTGTTTAAGCAACTTTGAAAATTCAATATTTTGCAAAAACGTGGTATAAGAAAAGTGCCAGGGAGAAATACCATTTGTAACTCCTTGTCTTTCGTAGAACGTTCTCACTTTTGTAAGGAAAAACCATGGCTGTTATCAAGACCCAAATTAGAGTCGTCCCCACCGATACCGAATATCTGATCCCCGGTGATTACTCGGCTGCTCAAATTGTCACGATGTACACCGGTACCATCGACAATATTGCTAGTTATGCTAGCAGCGAGCAAGTCCAAACCGGCCCGGATGGTGATGTCCGTGTAGTCACCTTTACCGCTCGTAGCGGCAATAAGGGCTGACCTCAGCGGGTCTGAAGAAGAGCGAGGGTTTAACCTCGCTTTTTTTAGCCAATCTATTTACAAGTGCCTACTCGGGCAGGTGAAAATATGGAATCTACTCAAACAGACTACGAAGCTCAAGTTCAGAAACTGAGATCCCCCGCAGAAGGAAGTGTTCTTCTAGGGGTTCAAGAATACACTAATTTCAGCAAGTTGCTTGATCCTAGACCCAAGGATAGTCTCTCTAAGCAAGCTCTTCGTGACTATTCGGACACAGTTCAGTATCGGACAATAGTTGGGCATTCCAAGACACTTATGGACGGACTCCCTGGGACGATTTCCGGGAATAACACATTCCGGTTACTAAACGCCGAGATAGCCGCCCTTCTAAGAGGCCATTCTGTTTCCCCAACAGTCTCCTCTACCAGTCTCCCTGACGTAATAAGTTCTAACGTATCTGAAGGTCTTGTGACGATTCGCGTCCTGATTAAATTAGACTTCAAGCCTAAGGACCTGGACTATGCAATGCAGAAGCTGAAGCGGCTATATGCATATGTATGCAAACTTCAGAGGGTAATATGGAGAAACAAGATAGATGCGGAGTTGGCACTAACCCTGCAGCTGAATATTGGCAGTAGTGGCACCTTAAACCTTATAGCTAAATTGGAAGTAGGTCAAATAGCCAACTGGATAGTACGATACGTCTCCGATACTCTTCCGGAAGAGATTGTGTATGTAAAAGGTAAGGTTACCATATTTAAGGTAAATGGGATACGACATTGTACCTCAACTGCAATAGAGAATTTCACCGGGTTAAAGGTCTATGATCTACCGGGGGAAGTTCTTGATTGCCTATATTCCAGGAAAGTTCAAGCAACGAGTTTGAGTAAAGCCAGGGGAGATATTTCCAGGGTCCATCAGGAGGGTACTTTTGAACTCTTTTCTCCTATTAGAAACCTCCTCTTTCAAGAAGAAGGCGGGGATATTTTTGAGGCAGAGAGGCAGGTTACCTCTAATTTACCCCTCAACCACCCCTTAGTCATGTCAGACCCTTGGAAAGAGTCCCGTGTGATTGAGCGGAATATGAGCGCAGCTTCTCATAACCTAGTTCTTCAGCAAGGTACGCGTCAACCCTTACTTAGCCTGTACTCCGAAGAGTACTTCCGGATACTACAAACCTTAAGCGTGTTTGGAGAAACTTCAAGTGAAAACTCAATCCTTTTTTCAACGGCTAGTGAGCCTACCTAATAGTACTGCTGGAAGTACAGGTTCCTACCTAGGAGAAGGCTACCTATCTGCAAAAACAAAAGTAGAAGCCCTTCACTCCCGGTTAAACGCTGCCGTAGCAATTCGAGAGGACCTAGGATGTCCTGTGTTCCAAGACGGCGGATATCACCCTACGTACCTAGAGTATCACAGTCTTTTAAGGGAATACCAACAAGCAGTTAGGGAGTTTGAGATTACCCTAACCAGTATTTGGGCTTGGGAGGCCTCTGGTCAAACTTCTAACCCGGGGGCTTCTAAGAAGAACTCGACTCTTATATCTTCTCCGGGGCCGATTAGTCCAGTGTTCAAAAAGGTAACAGCTCTTCTTCCAAAAGTACTGGTATCTCTTCCGGAAATACCTATGGAAGACGAAGACTTTATCTGATCAACCCTCTAACCACTAGGAAAGTTCACCATGTCTGCTACTTTATTGTCTGACGCAACAAGCGTTCCTGGGGAAGTTAATACTGGAAGTCCCGTATCTTACCCTCAGCATCTTAACCCTCCCGCCGCCTCTCCTCAAGCCCCTGGCTTAATAGAACGAGCCTTGTCTAAGGTTAAAACCGAAACGGTTCCTTTAGAAATAAAGGATGTGATCCGTTCCCCTGAGGCTGAATTCATTGAAAGTTTTGACAACGCTAACCCAACTGTTCCTCTACAAGGAGTATCGGTAGACTTCTTAGATGGCTTGGTTCGAGTATACCTACCGGGCGGTCGAACAAAGTTGGTATGCTACCAAGACTTCTTACAGGAAGCTGTTTTGCTTCTAGGAGATGCTAAAAAAGAACCTGCGACGGTTTGGCAGCTCCCCAATAACCTGTTCTACTTCAGTACCAGTGAGACTGAAATTCGAATTTCGTTTTACTACCCAGAAGGGGTTCGGGATATTGCCTACTTTGCAGATCGCCGTCCCAGGGTTCACCCTAACATTGTAATTTCCCATATCTTGACCCGAGCAAACAGCTCTAAGAATTGGAAAATTACTCAGACCAGGTTTCTTTGCACAAACCTGAGTCGAGGTGCATTGCCTCTGAAGTTCTATGAACGTCCCGGGGGCTCAGTTGCACTTCTTCCTTTTACGAACGTCTACGAGTCTGGAAACTTGTGTTATGGAAATAACATTGTAACCAGGGAGTTCAAGGGGTCAGACCTTAAAGGTCTCCATTCTCACTACGAAGTTCTGTTCTCTGCCCCTTTCAACAACGATCTAGGTATTAACGCGTTGCGGCCAAGGTCTAGTTATTCTGTAGCAGACTGGTTTGAACACTTAGCCGAGCTGGCGCAAGAAGGAAGATCCTTCCCTTACAATAAGCTGGCCTTCTGAATCGAAGTAGTCTGTACCAATCCACGCCAAGTTTAATTCCAAATTACTGGAATTTTTGGTATAAGAATTTTGCATAGAAAGGAAAAACCGTGCAAATACTAGTTCCTCACATTTCGTGCATTGTGCATGCCCTACTAGAGAGTAACCTCAGTCGCTCTGATGTTGTTCACCCTGTTGATCCTCTCGAAGAGGCAATTCAACAGGGCTATCAAACCATCTACATCATCGGAGCAGATGGGATTCAGAAGCAACATATGCTGACCCCTGGTAAAGACGGCATGCGTCGATATGTACGCAGTAAAGTGCCTTCCATCCCCGGGACGGCAATGAAGACTTACAGCAATGAGGCAAACTTCCTTCCTGCTGGGAAGATTCCTCTGAAGCTGCTCCAGGAGGTAAAGAACTTCTTTCGTCGAGTGATCATTCACAAAAAGTCCAACGTGGAAGCAATGATCTGGATTCTCTGGGGTCCGGATCGAGGATACTTCCTGGAGGTTCCAGACCAAACCGTCGGGGGGGCTTCTGCTCGATATGACCCTTCCAAAATCCCGGAAGGTTGCCGGATCATTGTAGACATTCACTCCCACGCCAACTTCAATGCATTCTTTAGCGGCACTGACGATAACGATGACCGAAACAGTATCCGATATTCAGGCGTGATCGGTCACAATGCCAGTCCGGTGCAGGACGAGAAGTGGAGGTTCTGCTATCTTGGCAACTTCTTTGAAGTAAGCGTTTCCGATATCTTTGATGAAGCCGAGGCTCCTCAGGAATGGCTGGATAAGATCGGCAAGGATGTTCCTACCCTTGGTAAAGCATCTACCCGTATTACCAAAAACGTGGACCAAGCATCGGAGCGCTCTGCCTACGGAAGTAGGGTTATCCCTCCTGCTTTCCGAAAAGGTAAACCTGGAGCTTTAACCTCAGGCGGTAGCACAGGGTTTTCTTCAAAAGTCGGTGAAGGATCCTACCCGTTTTCTCCTCCAGGAGAAGGTCGATACTCTCAATCAATGAATGGAGCAGATGTAGGGCAGGATACTGGGGCGATAGGTAGAGTTTCCCGTCGCTACCCGGCAGACCAGTCCGCCAAATCCGAAGGCCTTTTCTCCCAGCAAGAAGCTGAGCTGAAAAAGCTTGGAGTAGAGGTTCCTGGAAAATCAGCGGGTACCGGCCGGAGTTCGATGGGAAAAAGCGTCGGCCTAGATAAGAAGGGGATCTCTTCTGGGTCGGAAAAAGATGAAGTCCCCGGCTGGATCCGTGATCTGGCAGAAGGTAAGACCTCTGCATCTTCTTTGAGTAATCTTGAAGAAAGCGAAGATGATGGTTCATTCTACGGAATGGATCCTATCTCCAGGATGCATGCCATGGCGCGTCGTCAATCTCAAGAAGACCTTTTGTCTGATCAGGCAGAAGACTACTTGACGAACGGAGATGAGCCTCCTGCCTACCTAGGGGAAAGCATCCCTGCAGACTTTGATACCATTGCTTGTAACCATGGAGTAGACGTAGCTGAAGCCTACACTACAATTGACCAGTCTCTCGAAGTGCTGATCGGGGATACTTCTATGCTCAGCCGAATCGTAGAAGAGAGTTTCATGCTTGTGGATACCGAAGTTCAACTGAAGCTTTTCCGGGCATTAGCGGACCAACTCCCTGAGAAGGCAAAAGAAGAGTTGGCCAGAAACGGCCTGTGATAAAAAGGAGGAGGAGGGGTGAAA